GTTAATTATAATATATTAGATAATATTATCCAATCGGATAAATTCATTACATATTTGGAAGGATTAGGTTACATGGACAATCTACGCAAATCATTTGAAAATAAAGGTATTACAGGCGAATATATTGCTGACAAAATCATTGCAATTTTGGATGAAGAAACTCACAAAGATAATGTTCAATTAAAGAAATGGGCATTAGAGAGTGCAATGAATATAATCAATGATAAAAGACCTGAAATAACTAAGAACACATTCAATATCCAACAGAATGATATTGATAATTTTATCGGAACATCCATTCCAGTTTCCGAGCCTTCGCATTCTGTTCCTCTAGTCGAGGAGGTAAGTGCCGTGTCTCATGAATAATCCTTGGTTCAGGTGGCTGTATCATCTTCATTGATATGCTCCAGGCATCAGGATAATCATCATGACCACCAATACCTAAATTAACCAATTGAGTAAATAATTTCTTTTTAACAGCAGGATTAGGTTCGCATATAACTACCTTATATCTTTGGACAATAGATATAGCGATAGAGTTAATCTTCTCTTCTTTCTTCATATTAGTATATTCCTCTACAATTGGTATATGGTAACCTTTCTCATAGAAGGTTCTTCTTATCTCATCTACAATAGCTTTCTGTTGACCTTGTGCTTCAATAGTCACATAACTTATTTTATACCTATCACATAGTTTCATCAAAGCTTCTGCAATACCTTTCCTCTCCTCGTAATCATGTATAGCATACCTGCCACCTTCAATATGGGCTATAACAGGGAATACTATTCCTTCCTTATACCTTCTTTCAAGTCCTTCCGTATCATATCCCTCAATATATGGATATACCCGGCAAAACCCTGATACAAATATAACAGTATCGTCAGCAGTTGCAGAAGTAGCAACAGCAGGGTCAACCCCAATACAAAGTACGATTTCACCTCTATGCCTTATCCCTTTATACATAAATTCAACATATTGTATGTCCATGTTATAATCATTACTCCGATAAATGTTAAGTGGAGTTTCAGCAAACGAATCCAAACCAAAGTCCTGAGCAAGTGGGTCATGCGGTTCATTCATGTACTCTTGCCAAAAGTAGTTTAAATCATTGTTATCGGCCGAATCTTTGTATAGGTGAAGAATATACCACAAATCATGTCTATCGGGCCATGACAGCGTTTTAAAGTCCTTCTGCCAGCCTTTACAGACATCTTTCGGTGGCACTTCTTCAACACCATACTCTTTCCATCTCGCTATTAACTCGAATAACTCTAATTTGTCAATAATAGCTCTCTTAACACCTGACCATGTATCGCTGTGTTCAAACTTAGCTAATACAGTTTCAGGATGCACCATAGTACCAAGCCATAATATCTTACCACGTACTGAATCGGTTGAATTCGCTAACTCACTAAAGAACCAATAGTTAAGATGCTCTCTTGTTTGCTCTGTCTTGGTATTGACACGGGAATACATGTCGTCAACAATTATAAGGGTAGGTCTGTTACCAGCTACCTTGATACCACGTATTCTCTGCCCTGCTCCTAATGCCCATACAACTGTTTTGTCTGCTGTTATAAAAGCGTTCTTACGCCATATATTGCTTGAAGTTCTATCATCTTCATCAGTTTCAATCATTTCAGGATGCTTCTCACCAAACAGTTGGGATAAATCCCCTCTCGATTCGATTACTCCTCTAAGGTCATTTACGAACTGTTCTGCTCTTGTAGATGTTTCTGAAGTAATTACTATAAAATCTTCCTTAATAGGTGGCAGTTTGATAACTTCACCATTAATCTTGATATAAGGACTGTAACCTTTTAAGTATATGAAATATATAGGTAATAGAAATGTCCCAATAGTAGATTTACTCGCTTCTCTATGCACATTGAAATATCTTTGTCTCTCTATCCTGCGAGTATATTTCGGGTGGAGCATTTCGAGTAATAGCAAAGCCATTTCATAGTGCATTATTGAGAAGTCATTTGTGAATATATCAGGAAACAGCATCTTCCCGAATTTGAGTATACCCAACTCTCTGAAATTTTCGGGAGATGCTGTATTATCTAAGAACGATGCTAATAGCTCCGTATGGGTCATATTAAATAACCCGACTGAAATATGGCCATAATGTTATCGCAATAACACCAACTGCTTTCTTGACTTTATCAGACAAGAAACTGAATATAGCAATTAACGCTGCTGTGACATAAGCCCACCAATCTGCATCGGTAGCTACTGCGTTCCATGCTGTGCCTATTGCTGTAAGTAGTCCCACTATGGTAGTAAACCACCAGAACCAACTTTTGCCCTTCATATTAACTCCTTTAATAAGTTGTAAAATATCTACTAACCTGACTGCAGATGTTAACAGCCATGGTGCAAACTTGACAATTTTAATCAAATCACTCGCTTTAGCCACTACTATATTCCAATAGTCATCAACACCTAAAGTTACTTCAATTCCATGATATTTCGAATAGTAAGTCTGCAACTTTGCTTTGTCAATACTGGTCTTGATAAGTTTCTCTATAAGTTCATCTTTTGTCATATTGGCAAGTTTCGGTTGCTCAACATGAATTTCTGATTTCTCTATTGGTCTATATTCCGGACTAATTTCTGACACGTTTCACCTCGAACATGTTTTTTTTCTTTGGCCCTGCTTCAGTAATGTTCTCTTCTTCCTTGGGAAGTTCTGTCACCTCTTCTTGCACTGGTTTAGGATAAAGAATTTCCTTTTTAGGTTCTTGTTCAACAGGGGTATCGTGAATCCCGATATCCTCTAACACAATAGGATATAAATGTGCAGGGACTATCTCCGCTGTATCATTGTCATTGATAACAACATATTTCAAATATCCACTTTCATTTACCAAAGCAATTGCCCAATAAGTCTTGCCTACTTTCATATTAATTGTTTGGTCATTTTTTACCGTGTATTTAACACGTATCGGTTTGTTCAGTAAGTTCATTACTTCCTCCATGATTGGTTAATATATTCATTTGTGATAGTTCCCACTCCGGGTGCCATCCAATTTACTAAATCTGTTGCAGTTTTCAAATTATTCTTTTCTATTTTTTTAGTTTTATCTACAATACCTGCAAGTTCTTCTCCTGTCATTCCTTTCCAAGCTGCATATAATGTTACAGTTAGAGCATTTAAAGCATCAGTTGCTCCTTTACCCATAACTCCACGCAAAGATTGTCCCGGCATCTTTAACATGTCACTTGCAATAGTTGCTTTCTTAGCTTCAGTTAAATCACCTATGCTTTCGGATACTAACAAAGCGTTAATTATTGTAGCTATCATTTGCATTGACATTTCTAACGGCCCGAAAGCGAATCCCTGTAATGACAGTATCTCGTCAATATCTTCAGAAGGGTCACTGAATATAGTATTGATAGCTTTACCGGCAGTGCCTAATATTCCCATAGCACCATACTTGATTAGTGTCTTAATAGCCAGTTGAACTGAACGGACTGCAAATGCTTTTGGTAACGAATTGCTTTGTTCGAGGAACCACTCGCCAATAGGTATCCCCAATTGAGCCATGTCGCCTATAAAACGGTCAAATTCAGCACCATTGGATTCCTTGTAAGCTTTATACATATCCTGTCTTGACATGTTATACTTAGTGATGTTCTGCCCTTTCTCATATCCGAAAGGAGAAAATCTGTTTAAGTTCCTGATTAACCATGTCTTTTGTGCCATGTTCCGTTTGTAATTACCGTAACCCATAGATGCTTCTCTCTCTAATAAGTTACTTGTAAATGAATTACTTATATGCCCACCATATTCATCAGAGAATGTTTTTACTTTCTCTTCATAGAATTTGCGTACAGCAGCACCGGCTGAAGTCTTTTCGGAAGTTAGGATACCACCTCTTAAGGAAGCCAAATATAATAGTTGGTCCCATAAAGTAATAACCGTCAAACTGTCGTGGTCAGACAACCCTTTGATTTTAGGTACATGAACTGATTTGTTTTTCATTACATATTCACCATTATCAAATTCAGCTTCTTTCATAGTGACTTTAAGCCATTCAATTTTATCAGCAACTTTCCTAACAACTCTTGATACATGTTCTTCACCTTCCCTCATTTGCTCGGCAATCTCAGTATCTTCGGTCATTTCCTGAGTAATCTCTTTAATACCTTTAGCTAACTTATTTACTGCCCTCGTTTTAAGCAGCTTGTTTTTAAAGTATTTATGCCCTTCTTCATTGTTTTGCATGATACGGTCAATAACTTCACCCATTTGTTCGTTAAGATGTCCCATTTCAGAAGTACTTTCCAAAGCCACAAGTTCACTCATATGCTGCCTTGCAATTGTAGCTGACGCTTCTTTTTCAGCACCTGACCAAATGTTCTTTACACCACTTAGACCTCTCATTAATTGAGCAGTTATTGCACGTTGGTTCCGTTTGACTACCGGATGATAAACAAGATTATCGGTATAACCCATTCTATTTTGAAGAAACAGTTTGCCTATTCCCATAAGATATTTGGTTATTCCTTTACCACCATAATAAACAGCACCACCAAGACTGCCACTAAATGCTACACCCGATAGACCTGTTAATATGTGTCTTGCTCTGAGATAGTATAAACCTACCTGCCCTGCATCCGCTACTTTCTGTCCCCATCTGACAAATTTAGCCACGCTCTTATCATTGTTAAAGTCCTGGATATAATGGATAGTCTTATTAGAAGCACGTCTTTGTGCTATGTTGTCTGTCCTGCCTTTATCGTTAACTCGCTGTGTTATATAATGTTTAAACTCTTCCGCCATATCAGATATAGAATTTTGGATATGATGCCGCATTCTTCCCTGGACTGCATTTAATGTCCAATCAGGTGATTCACCTTTTCTCATAGTGGCTATCATATCCGCAGCTATAAATGATTGATTCGGTGAATTGTTTATATCGTTGCTGAACACATAATAAGGCACATCACGTACCTCTGCTTTCTTGGTATCCTTGTTTAATACATTCTCTTTACATTTTACACCACATAATAGTCTCGCAGTGAATGTCTTGTTATCCTTTAATCTCATAGTAACGATATCCCCTACTTTCAAGTCAGATGGTATATAATAACTACCCGGTTCAGTAAGTTCAGTAGCTTTGAATTCATCATTAAACTGTCCAATCGGCAATTCCTGCCCATATTTGTAAGGCATACCAATTGTATTGGTCAATACAGAGATTGTATTCATATCGGCTATTTTGCTTGTTTCCCTATCAAATTCAAGATAATTGTGGAGCATGGTATTGTTCAAATCAATTAATGAATTGGTCATAACCCAATCAATGTCATTTGAGGCCTTATCCAGCCTTGTAGTAAAGAATTTATCCACTACCCTACCCTCTGCATCGGTTTTGTCCGCAAACACCTTCTGGAAGAGTTCTGTGAAGTTATAATGTGCTCTAATATCTTCGGTCACATCTTTACTTGCAACAAACTGATTAAAGTAATTAACCTGAGCATCCTTTGCTAATTTGTGCATTTGATTCTTGACTGCTTTGCTAATTTCTCTACGTGCATTCAGAACGGCATCCCACTCCTTAGCAGTTTTGATATAATGTAACGCTTGGTCATAACCTTTAATCCCGAGTTTACGGAATAAATCGTAATAAGCATTATCCCCTTTGTAGAATTCATCAATAAGATTCCGGACATCAGATAAGACTTCATTGAACAATTGTTTCTGTTCCGCACTTGTCAACGCCTTGGTTACTGCTTTGCCGTTTGCATCTTTGCCTACTATTAAACCAGTACCATTAATATTCTCGGAAATAATACTTGCTATCTGTTCTCCCCATCTGCTTAATACATAAGTTGAACCGGTCCCTGCTTTAATTTGTCTGTCTATCTCATACCTGTCATTTTCAGATACAATAGCTTCACCGGCAGTTGCATTCTGTTTAGTTTCTCCTGCTAATAACTTCTTGATTTCAGTACGGATAGAGCCCATGAAATCACCCTGCCCTGTTCTTCCTTTCTTCACTCTGCTGTAATTCTTGTACTTCTCTCTCAGTTTCGAGTTGAATTCAAATTGAATGTTCCTTTGCTCAATAAACGATTCTTCATTAGGAGTTATAAAATTGTCCTGGAAATATTGGACAGCATCACTCATGTCAACATCATCTCTGATATCTCTTGTCATCATAGCCACTTCAGTCGGATTCAATTTGCCCATCTTCGCTATAAAACTGTTAAGTCTCTGCAAATTATCCTTGGCATTGATACCTGTACCATCTATTCTACCATTTTTGTACCTATTAGCAAAACTCTCGATAGCTTTAGTATAACTGACAAGCATGTTACGATAATTCTCTAATGCAGTCTTATATTTGATATAATTGAATAACTTAGTCTTTATAGTCGGGTCAACATTAGCATTCCAACTATTGAGGAAAGTATTTATACCATCTCTCAAATCAGCATCATTCTGGACATCGAATATAATAGATTCAACCTTATTCTCAGGTTTACGGATATTGAATGTAACCTTACCATCCTGCACAACACCGTTCTTAGTTTTGGTCTGGAATTTAATCTCATCTAATAAATTACCCGGGTCAACAACATCCGATTGCGTATATTCATCAAACCCTTTGTTCTTAGCGATAATTACATTATCCAAACTTTCGATACCTGAAGCAATTTCAGTATCGGTATTATTCTCTATACTTTCGAAATCCTCTTTAATCCTGTTAGTTTCTGCTGCAAGATTGTTCTTCAATTTAGTCAATCTTGTAGCTGCCAATATCATTGGATACTGTTTAGGCAACAAAACATAAGGTAATTGCACTCCCAATTCCCAATCGGCTTCATCTTTCAATCTGATTGTATCAACCTGCCCTGCTTCGCCATTAACTACTTCAGGAATATCCATAATCTCATCAGTAGCATTGAAGACCTGTTTGTTCATACTATGTCTCTTCAACATCTCAGTAGGTAACTTAGAACCCCATATTTTGATATTGCTCCACCAAGTTCCTGATTTAGTCTTTCTTAATTCTAAGATTAGTTCAGCTATTGATGCAAGATAGTTTTGATTCATAAAGTTTCTGGCAATTGTTCTGCTATGTGAATTCTCGCCTGATATTTTATCATACATAGCTTCAAGTTTATTCATATAACCCGAATTACCCGGCATGAACCCTGCCATGAGTTTCTGAATTGTATAATCAGACCAGCTTTGTGCTTCTTCGATAGTCCCTTTACCTGTACCTAATGCTAATGGTGGCAGTACCTTTTCAAGATATGGTTTTATAATCTCTCTGCTAATTGCCATCATAGTTTCATTGTCCCATTCTGACATTGGCTTATTAACAGCATCTAATATTTTCTGATTAGATGATTTAGCCGCATGTTCACGGATAGTCCGGAAAAAGTCTTTCACTGATTTATCCTTCCATGACACATCTTCAATAGAAGAAGCTGACATTTCTAACCCTATACTTTCACCCTTTTTGTTCAGCTTGTCAATCATAAAGTCTTCCAATGTAACATCATTAGCAACTTTCGGAATAATACCTGCGTCTCTTGCACTTTTGATTAGTTGCCATATATTAGTATCAGAATGCTCGTTAAGAAACTTACTACCATGCTCTCGCATGATATCTTCGCTTGTCTTACCTCCTAAGTGAGTTTTAGTAAGCCATTGTCCTGTTTCATAAGCATAGTTCCATTTCGGGTCTGCCATGTGAGTACCACGCATATTAGCTAAACTACCCTTATACAGATTTTTCTCTCTAAATGCCTTATCTCTTTGGACTTCATAAAAAGCATTGGCAGTGTAAAGAAGTCCCTTGTCAATATTGACACCAAAGTTTGATAATATACTGTGCATCGAATCTGTTATATTAACTAACACTTTAGATTTGAGTAATTCGAGTTCTCTCGCATCTATACCTTTATTGAATGTAATCAAATCTCTGAAATCAGGACTTTGCAAGAACTCGGCAGGTATCCATGCAGCTTGCAGTTCGCCATTCTCTGCAAATACATTTTCAAGTGTTGTACTATTCCCTTGGTTATCTGATATAACACCATCAGAATATAGCAAAGTAGCTATATCGTTGCTGCTTCTTAATACATAATCCCCAAGTCTTGGTACATTGTTGTCAATCATGTGTTTCAATACAGTACCTGCAGCTATTTTGAATGGTATGTACCTGTCCTGAGCAAACAAATAATGACCTTCAGTATCTTTAAATTCAGTCAAAGTTTTGAGAAAATCTTTGTTCTTTATTTTGCCATCTTCCGTTTTAATCTCGAAAGGTGATAAAGCATTTTCTGAAGCAGTCGGCTTACCACCGTACATAATGTTCGATATCAAACCCTGGACAAGTTCAATCGGCCCTCTAACTGAATAACCTTTCTTGTTCTTTATTTTCGATTCGTAGAAATCATCAAAACTGTATTTAGCCATAGTCCCATTAACAATTTGTTTGTTAAGGATATCCCTAAGTTTAGTTCCTACTAAACTTTGCACTTCATTAGCTATCTCGGACCTTAATATAGTTGATGCAATTTCAAGACCGTTAGAGGAAGGATAAGATTCTCCGCCAAGAGAGAAACCAACATCTTCATACCCAGCAATTACATAATCGTATTTGTTCTTAGCGAGATAGTTGACATTTGCTTTATTGCCTGTTTTGTTGAATACGACAAAAGTCCTGTCACGTAATTTGTCTATTTCGGTCGGTTCCATAGCTTCTTTAACTACAATAGCATCAGGGTATTTCTCTCTAATCTGAGCCATAAGGTTAGCATCATCCTCATATACCCCTTCACTGTTAACCTTAGTCTTGATATAAGAGCCACCGTTAATTACTCCGACAGGAGATTTCATATCAGCAACAGCTTTTGCAATAGCACCTGCACCTTTTGCCTTACTTGTGTCAATCTTGATATCTTTGAGTGACGGTATTGCAGATTTAACCTCAGTAGAAGCTTCCTGTCGCGTTTTTATCTGCTCAGGCATATCAGAAGCCACCTCTTGAGTAAAAGTCTCTGTAGAAGGCTTTAAAATGTCTTTTCTAACATAATTGTCCGTTAATTCACCTTTCTTGTTTGTCCATCTGGTATAACCGTTCTCTTGTAAATAATCTGCTATCTGCATCGCTGTATATAAAGGCAATGTTTCCTTACTGTTATGTTTCTTATTCTCGGTCTTTAATATAAACCCTTTGACATTCCCTGCAATAGCTTTGTCAATTTCTATCCAGTCAGGTTCAGACAAGAAATCAGGATACATGCCTACCACATCGTCCTCATTATACATGCCATTATTAGTTAAATCACTATTGCGGATTTGGTCATAAACCTCACCCGACATAGTGTTTCCCCAAATTAACTTTGATGCTCTTTGGTATCTCTTCTTTAACCCTTGCAATATACCATATTGAGCTCCCATAGGTACTTTAAGAGATTCTAGCATCTTCCCTGCTGTTGGGACAAATTCAGGTTTTGCAGGTTCTTCTCCTACCTTAGCAATTGCTTCCGGTTCTTGTGGTTGAGTTTCTGTCATCTCCTGTTCAGGTTTGGTAACTTCCTCTACCGGTTCAATAGGTTTAGGTTGTTCTGCTTGTGGAGTAGTTCTCTCCATAAACACGTCAGTTTCTAATGGTACATCAATTGGAGGTAGTTCCGGTTTTTTTACAGTTTCGTCTCTTAGAATATCCCTTACAGCTTCTAATGTTCTTGTATAAGTATTCCCCGGATTCTCCACCTTGGTAGTTTCCATTACTTTGTCTATCATCTCATGCGGATTTTCTACCTTGTCCAATGATTTATAATTAATACCTGCTATACTGAACATGTGCTTTAAGATAGCTTCGCCTAACATTAACTTCAGTTCCTGGCCTTTGTAGTTCGGATTCATCATTGTTAACTTGTCAAAGTCAGCAGGTTTCTCCATCGTAGGATTAAACTCACCTCCTAAATGGAATAATGAAAGTCTTTCAGGGAATCCATCTTGGTTAACATTCCTTGATTCATCGTACACTAACTCGAAATCATTCACTAACCCTGCAATAACACCCTGATACCTGTCCAAAGGCACCATTTCATAAGTATCAACATAAGTCTGCTTGAGAAATGAGAATATAGCTGATTTCACTGTTTCTATATCTATATTCATTTTGATACCCTGCAGTGATTCGAATCCAGGGATATTCCCAAATTCAAATCCTTCAGGAAGCATATCTATAAGTTCATTCTTGGTTATAACATCAGATGCTTTGCCTGCGGATATATCATTATTTATCTGTTGGAACGCTCTCGCAATATTGTTTATTACGACAATACCTTGGTCTTGTCCTACCTGATGCCCTGCTAATCTCCTGCCTAATCCTGCAAATTGAGGGCTGTTGTTGTCGTCCTTAAATGGTACTCCGAGATAACGGTTTATCATCCTTTCGTTACCTATTTTGGTATAGCACATCTTTTTCAGGTCGTTGGCTAAATTCTTGCCATTCTGAATTTCAGGTTGCAAAGACAACAAATGGTCAAATACTTCTTCGTATTGTTCAAATGTGAGATTCTCGTCAACCATAAACTTAGTTATTCCGTCACCGTCAAAATCACCTCCTGTAAACTTGATAATACCACTTTCAGTTATAACCACACCCTCCTGCTCGGTCACTCCTGCAAAGTATAAAGGCATCAAAGTATTGGTATAGTCATCAGAAGGTATCTTGACAAATAGCATTTTATCGCCTGGCATTAACGGTTTATCAAACCCTTTGTCAGGATATAATCTGTGCATTTTTTGTCTATACTTAATTTCCTTTTCGTAATTATCTCTACCAAGTATCACACCACGATTACGCAATTTGCCATTCTCGTCAATGAACTTGCTGCCGAGTAAGTCTAACCTCTCTTTTGGTGTCAATATTGAAGCAGTTAAAGCTTTTACTTCCTTCGCTACTTCAAAACCTTCTATCTCGGTTGTGCCTTTATTAGCTATGCCGTAAACTTCTACATGCTCGTCATAGTTTTCGATGCCATACATAGAACCAAGTTCCATTTTAACAAGGTCACGGTATAATTGTTGTTTTTGAGAATTCCATATAATCCTGCCATTCTGGTCTCTTGCATCAATATCCTTGTTCATCGCTTCATCTAACCTATCCTGTGCAATCTTGTTGATAGTATAGATTACAGCAGATTCTGCGTTGAAGTCAGGCATTATCTTGGAAGCCATTACAGGCACTCTACCTTTTATCATGTCCTCAACAGCGTATCTCATTAAAGTTGCACCCAAACTATTGTTGCCTTCGGTCAAAGTCCTGCCTGCGAGTATATTGTTCATTGTAATCAGTAAAGGTAGTTTGTTCAGAAGAAAATTCCCTCTGCTATCTACCATTTGTGATAACCTGTCGTATAGGACGTAAGCATTTTCACCGTAAGTATGGATAGTATCATCTGTCCTGTCAGCATCAATTTGTCTTTCGAAATAGTCGAGTGCCTGTTGCACAAAACTGCCAAGTGCTTTATGCTCGGCAGCAGTCACTTTGAAATCAGGTTTAAGTTTGCCAATACCCTGCATCATTCTTGCTCCGATTTCAGATGATAACATGATATCTTTGATTTTACCTGAACTCTTTTGGATATTGTAGTTTATGTGATTCTGTAAAATATCATATACCTTCTGCCCTTGTTCTCCTGCAAATAAATTACTCGTTCTTTGAGTGGCTAAGATTGTTTCAAATCCATTAGCTCCTAATGCAATATCGGAACCATGCACATAATTCTCAAAAGTCAGAGCATCATCACCTGTTATCTTCATATGCCCTATTGCCCATTCAGGAACAATGCCGTTCATAAACCCTAATGCAAATTCTGATTTATAAGCTTTTGTGACATCAGGGTCAGTTTTCCATTTATCCCCTGATTTGATTTCAACTGACAACAGAGTATTGTCATTATCCACAACTGCTCTTGTTTTTTCATCAATATCGACAAACTTAACTTTTGCAGTATGTTTACCTTTACTTGCAGTTGGCATATAAAGGACTGCTATGTTATTATCCTTAGCAGCTTGTATAATCTTAGCTAACCATGGATTACGGTTTGCAATATCTTTCATATTGTTAATATTCCATAACATACCTTTTGTTATGCGAACATTCCCATTGTTAAATTCAACACCTTTCGGTTTCAACCCGGGTACTTTCTGCCATGCATCTTCTTTAATTCCGAGTGTCTTGGCTAACAAACTATATGTATTGTCATTAAGTGACATTAGCACACCATCAGTTTCCTGTTCAGAAAACATTGTAATAAACCGTGTATATTCTGCAATATCTTCATCTGAGAAACCTAAGTTATCTTTTAAATAATCATCAGATACACTTAATGTCCTTAATACACCATCTCCATCGGAGTTCACATCCATGCCATATTTCTGCTTCATATGGTCTGTGTCATAGCCGCCAGTCTCAAGCCGGATATCCCCTGCTAAGTCAGCTAATTGTCCCATATCCCCTAATCTGTTATAATGGTCTGCAGTCAATATGTTCAAATACTTATCAGTAGATTTGACAGGAGTGACTTCTTTACTGTCAACTTTGTTCCATGAAGTTTTGAAACCATTGTCAGTCAAACCGTAAATAACTCTCACTAATCTATCGTAAACAGCTTGGTCAGGAATAGCAGATTTTTCATTAACCCATTCAGGTAGTCTTATTTTGCCTGTATTGTCTGTGTAATATTTCTTGACTATCTGTTTGATTTCATCCATCATCGGTTTAAAAGCTTCTGCCTGCTTGGTGAGTGCTGTTATCTTCTCGGGAGTTTCACCGTCTTTGATTATGTCTTTTACATAGAAAGGGAGTTCCCTGCCTTCCATTTCGGCATTTATCTTATTTGTTATGACTTTTAGTAACTTCCCTGAATCGAAATTCTCCATGAACGATTTAATCTGTGTAGCTTTCTCATAATTGTAATCATAAGTAGCTTCGTTCACAAGCATCTTCTTAATAAAGAAATTATCAATACCGGTTACAAAGTTCCTGCGGTCTTTTAACGTTTCAGCTATCCCTGGCAATTTAATAGCTCTCTGTCCCTTAACTTTCGGCATAAGGAAATAACCCTGAGCAAGTAACTTCCCACCTAAATCAGTAGTTGCGAATATGTTCGGGTCAAGTTTATCTGATATTTTGTTTTTAATCGGACTTGTAACAAAATTATCACCTACCTTCTTTGTACTACTTGGATAATAACCTTCAATTAGAGTGATATTGTCAGGATTAGCCAATTCTGCTAAGGTATTCAACCCTATGCCATTAAATAAGCCACTTCCTGTCGCTTCTACGGCCATTAAAGCCAGTCCCTTATCTAAATATACCTGTTTACCTGTATAACCCTTTACAGGCCTGTTTTTAGGTGTCATCCCGTTAATAGGAGCTACCTTTGTTACTGAAATACCTTTCTTTTTACTTAAAGTAACATTTATACCAAGTGATTCTACTTTACGGAGATTCTTGATTTTTCTAAAAGTGTTCTGCTGTTCAGTTGCATCTTGGACATATTTGGCAATATGCTGCTTAATTTCATCATCAGTGGATGCTAACAATTTATCAAGTCTTTCATCAGTTGCAACTTCTAACCTTCTTTTGAGAGAATTAACCTTAACCTCAACTTCAAAATCCCTGTTCCTTGATTCAGTTATATTTTCTTCTTCTACTTCAGTTGTTAATGCCTTCTTTACTTCAGCAACTTTTGTGAAATTCTCTTCAGCACTCATAAAGTCCATAGCTTCCGTAATGGACATTTTGGACATTTCAAAAGGACTGTCGTAATCATCGTTACTGCCGAGCATATCCCCTTCTTCATCATATAGGTCTTGTTCACCCGGGAGTGCTGTCGGTTCTTTTGCTTCAGATAGTTTGTAAGCTTCAGGCCTGTCATTGATTAAAGTCTTTTCTGAATTGACTATTACATTATCAATCTCTTTGAATAAATCCGATTCAATACCTAGTGCTCCACCTATCTTGCTTAATATATCATTCTTTAAAGAAGGGTCAACCGTGTACAAAAACTTCCGAACTGTATTGGCAGCAGTTGAAGGTTCGTACATGATAGCTATTAGTTCATTCAAGTTTACTTCATCATCAATCTCTCTTATTACCTGCCCTGATTCATCAGTTGTTTCATAAGTGTTGCCCAATATCTTCATTATCATTTCTTTTTGAGTCTCCGACATAGAATTAAAAGCGTCAGGATGATGCTCTAACCAATTGGATGCTTTCTCTTTGAATTTATAGTATATATCATACATCTTCTTGCCAAACACTTCGTCATTCTTCAGTCTTTCTTCTACTAAACCATGTACTAACTCGTGAGCAATAGTGACAGTAGCAGCTTTGCCGATACCACCCTTTTTGAGTGTGTAAGCATCTTTATTATTCAGATACAACACACCGTCTTTGTAAGCAGCAGGTGCATTTATATCCTCCGACAATTCTACCTTGACATCAGGTGCTATCTTCCCGATTAACGAGAATATAGTTTTCTTAACTCTTGACTTCTTGAAATCATCACTGAAAGCATCTATTAAATGTTTACCGGTTATAGCTTCATCTTCTTTGAGACCTAATCTTTTTCTTGTTTCACCAACTAATTCCTGACCATAAGTCTGTTTTCCTATAATAATAGTTCCTGCTTGTCCATCTTTTGTACCTTGAACAGTTCTAACTACCTTGGTAGGGTTCTGTTCCTGAGTTGTTTTAACAACTTCTTCAATAACCTTACTTTGCTGTTCCATACTTTCCTGACGGTTAGTCTGGTCTTTTATAGGGACATTCGGGACAAAACCCATTTCGTCATAATTCTCTTTCAGGATTTCATCGAACTTCTTGACTTTCCACGAATCACCCTTTGCTTGTGCTGTCTTATAGAAATCACCATAAGACATACCCAAACCCATAATCATATCAGCAACAAATTGTTCTGCTGTTATATCCCTGCCATCAAGACTGTTTAGTACCAAACTCTGTGCAGGTTGAGCTACCAACTGTCCTATTCCTACCATAGCAGCAGCAGTAGTGTTCAACTGTTTCTGAGCCAAGCCACCTATCTTAGTCCCTGCCAAAGTCTTTGTGAGTAACAAATGTTGTGCACCTTTCATAAAAGCTTTCGAGAAGGCATAGTTCATACCACCTAATATTGTCATGTTCTTTAAGTTCTCTATAACTTCATCAGGTGTTAGTTTATGGTCTGCTGTCAGCATCTGGTCAACAAAACTTGAAGCTACCAATCTGCCGATATATTCGCTTTTAGTCCCAATCATGTCAGACACTTTCGGCAGTATATAACTACCGTTCACAGGAGCACTTGCTTTCGGGTTTAATATCTTGTTAAATATTTCATATCTTTTTCTAAACTCAGGATTCATCTTAGTCAATTTCCCTGCATCCACAGCTCTCAATATCCTTGCAAACTTAGATGCCTTAGCTGCCTGATATGCTGCATTGAAAGCTTTTGTTCCTAATGCAAAACCACCAACAGGGGAATACATAGAACTTGTCATTTCTACCAAATCACCAATAGTCTTGATAGCTACATCCTGGATAGCTCCACCCTGTTCAGACCTGTTTTGGATATATCCTGCTATTTCTTTTGCTTTTTCGGAATCAATCCCATCCTGACTTGCTTGGACAAATCTTGCTAAGTGGTCTTGCATTTCAACACCACTTGTATTGCCTACGATATTGGTTCTCAACACTCCTTCAGCTATGCCTACCAAAGCACCTTTCGCAGCTTTATTCACATACAACTCAGTTACATCAGCAGCATCATAATCATAATCAACATCATAAGCAGGTTTCGGTTCCTTCGGTTTCCATTCATCAGGTTTGTAATCGGTCATAGCTTTCGAATCGTGGCCTGTCCCTGCTATTTGATTCTGTAAAAACTTAGTTTGTTCGGCTACAGGTTTACGGTAGGAATCTTCAGTTCTATATTTCAATTTGAGAGCATTCAAATCTTCCTTAGCTGCCATCCATGCTTTAGTAAATTCTCTTATCTCTTTCATTTCACTGTTTTCATGGAACGTGCCGGTTTGTGTCCTCGCTATTGCTGTTATAGGGTCTGTAAAGAACTCAGCCAAGCCTGAGAAGAATCCTCTTGTTTCATGCAATGCAGAATAAGTACCACCTTCTCTGATATCCTTAGCATAACCACCTTTCTTGCCAAATTCTGTGAGTTTATCCTGCCAATACATATCAAGCATCTTTTCAGAAGCTTCAATCTCTTTTGGGTCTAAGGTGTATTGCCACTTAAGTCCTGCTTTATCTTTTCTGAATTTAACAGTATTGCTAAGTAAGTCATTGATTTCCTTATCGAATTTCTTAGGGGCGACAGGTTCAGGCCGTATCGGGTGCATCATATCATAAGACAGGCCAAACGGCCCTGCAGTAGTACCACCTGTTTTAGCAAGTTTCTGACCGAGTAGTAAAGATTCCTGAGAAGGTTGTTTCAACTTATCATCATAGTCTGCCATTTGGTGCATCCATTGAGCAGTACCTTTATCGGTGCTTGTGATAAGTTTCTTATTTACATCGTAGTAATTGTAGGGAGCAGACTGCTTAGTATTATATAAATCTACAGTCTGTTGATTGTCTATGACATTAGCTTCTCCAAGGGGAGAAATGGGTTCGGTTCCGGTTTGGGTACTGGTACCGTTTTTTTTTTACTGTCTTGTTTGAATAAGTTCGCCAACGGACTTTGCTTAGGAGCCGTGATTTTAGGGCTTTGCGTGACCGTAGCAACGTTTTTATTAGTTGAGGCACCATTTGTATTGGTTTGGGCAGTTTTGCCCGTCTTGGATGATTTCTTATTATATGTACCACTGTCTATTGCCCATCTGTCAATTTCATGGTCAACACCTTCTTCTCTCTCTATTCTACGTGTTTCTTTATCGTGGTACAGTAAAGCTTGAATTCCTTTTTGTTCGTCAGGCGTTAGTGTATTGTACAAAGCATTATCAGCATCCGTTAGTTTGTTTTTCCGGTATCTGCTAACATAATGCTTATAAGAAGCTATCCTTTTATTCGGGTCTTTGCCTTCTCCTTTAACATTCTCGTCAGTCCCTGCTGTGACATGAGCCAACTCTTCGAGTTTCTTCAATGCAGATTCTCTATCTTTACGTGCAGTGGCTGAAGAACCCCCGGTTTTTGTCGTTTCTTCCGAATTTTTCCTTATTTTCTTATTTTCATTTATCAGTCCCATGATATCTCCTAAATTGAACTTCCAGTAGTTGATGACTCTTTAAAATCAATACCAGTAAAATCTGCGACCCAATTTGTTGGGGCTCCCTGACTTGCTTTAAATTTTAATTTGTTATCTTCAAAAGTATAAAAACCTAATTTTACACCTCCTTTTGATATTACTCCACCTTCTGACATAGTGTATCCGCTTCCTTTCTTTTTCATCTCTTCGTTAAATTCAGAAACCTTCCACCCACCATTATACACTTTATTTTTTGGTAGCCATTCTCTATTTATTGGGAATTGTGGAGTCTCGTCACTGAACAAAGACCTCCCATTAGCGTCTTTATAAATAGAGACATTCCCAAAATCAACACCAGCTGCTCCATCTATAATAACTGTCCCTGTTTTTACCTTGTCCCCGCCCCCATTATTTGTGTTCGCACTGAACGAACTACCTCCAACATTAACATTATTGATATTCCTGTTATCTTTTGTATCAACTTCATGAGTAATACTCTTCTTTGCTCCACCAATCTTTTGGGTTGCCGTAATAAGTTCTTTCACAGTACCCTTCTTGTTCATCTCTTTCTGAGCATCATCTAACCATGCCAGTCTCTTGTTGACAAGATTGTCATACTGATTCTGTGTTCCTGCCTGATAAGTTCCTGACATCCTATCACTTGCCTGTTTCAATGTAGACAAGAAACTCAAACTGGCTACATCAGTCTTAATCTCATCTTTTAGAGTAGGGTCATAAGTAGTCGTTTTCTCGCCTGTTACCTGTGTTAATTCAGTAGGGTCAACATCAGCAGTCATAGAAAATGATTCTTTCATTCCTATTGAACTACCAACTGTTTGAGAATCCTTATTGTTTTGCGAAGTGGAGATTTTCATTTTCCCATCTTTGTCTTTGCTCCAACCTTCTAATCTGAAATTACCGTTTTCATCAACACCACCTGCTGCCTTTAAGTCAGGGTCTTCCAACAAGGATTTCTTCTCCTTATCTAAATCTTCAATGCGGTTATTGACAATATCTTCTTTTTCAGATAATGACATTTTTTCAATATCCGGGAATTCTTTCTTTAACTGTTCGTATATTTTAGTTCGGTTGTATTCTGTTTTACCGTCTTTATCTGTTTTTTGCAATTCCTTCATTTTCTGTTGGTAGTCAAAAGCGGAAGCCATCGCTTTATTCTGTTTCTCATCAACTAATTGGTTAGTATCTGTTAATGACCTTGTCGGTATAGGACTGCCACCACCCTGAGCTAATTGTTGCTGCAATTCAGGTATAGGAGATAACAAACTATTTCTTGCATTTTGGGCATCTAATACTTGTTTTGCATTAGCTTCCTTGTTCAATTCGTTTTGGGTCGAATTAAATCCTGTACCTTCTCTTGATAAATCTACATATTTAGCAGTCCTGCCTGAATCAAATTGCTTGTTACCGTTATAACCACCAAAAGCATCGATTGTAAGTTCAGCAGCACCATTCTTGTCCCTGAATCTCTCAGGATTGGCAGCCATGCCATTGAGTATATCCATTGCAGCTGCTGTATTGCGTAACCTTTGTTCTCTCGCGAAATCAACAGCTTTGCCAAGATTGTCAGCCATACCTGCTGTTGAGGTCATTATAGCTTTATCTATACCACCTGTATTGTCCTGAAACCCTGTTCTTTGTACACTTGCCATTGTAAACTCCTATTTTACTGGAGGAACTGCTTGTCCCTGAGCATTGTTACCACTTATCATTGTTGCAAGTTTTTGGAAGATACTTCCAAACGCAGGGTCACCCATATTGACACCTCCCTGTTGTGTCATATTAGGTAATTGGACACCATACTTCCCTGCTTCTGCTTGTGCCATCTTCTCTATCTGTGCTTTATAATCAGCCGTTTTATCCTTCGGTTTAAGTAAATTCAAACCAATACCGGCTAAACCTCCAACTGCTGAACCTATCGGTCCGAACATACTCCCTATTGCAGGTGCTGCATTAGCTGCTAATCCCATCCAATCAGTTGCCATACTCTCCTCCTTTGCGTTTGTCCATATCAGGATTATATCTGAAAATATCTTCTCCTCTTTGTAAAGCCGCTTGGTCTGCTAACATACCCATAGCATTCCGTTTGTTTTGCATCTGATATAGCAAAGCTTTTAGAGGGTGGTCTTCGTTTATCATTTCTCTTGTATTACTGTGACTGATAGCATCTTGATTTCTCTGCTCTATCAGATTGTTTCTATTCATTTGGTTATTTAACAAGTCCTGCGATAATTGTGCTCTCTGTCCTCCGAACTGTGCGGCTACCGGCATAGTCGCATTTGCTATTTGCGTGGCTGCCATTGCATTATTGGACACTTCCCCACCTGACCATGCACCTGCACCTGTTGCGCCGCTTGCTGCAGCATCTATGGCTTGTTTTTGAGCATCCTGTAAAGCTTGGTTGCCAAGTAAATAAGTTGACATTGGATTCATGTTCCTTGCTTCTTCCATGCCCTGGTCTGCTATCTGGATACCTCGCCTTGTCCTGTCAGTCATTTCTTCTCTTCTGATAGGTTTGCCATATAGCATCTGAAGATTAGTCATCTCTTGAGCCATTCTGTCAGCTTCACCCATATCAATCAAGCCATGCTGTACAGTTACTTTGTTATCATCCTTACTCGCATTAGGGTCAACATCAGGGTTAGTGTTTGGCAATACTAATGGTTTTACTCCACCCGGAGGTGTAGTAGGGCCTTGTGCCGTAGTATTATCAGTCCCTTGCTCTTCTGGCCGTTGCAAAGAAAACGGCACTTTCGGTTTTAAAGTATTTAACCCATAAGGGTCATCTGAATATCCCATGTATCCTCCTAATCAATTTCATTATCTTACTTAGTTTAATTGAAAAACTTAATTTCCAACCTTTTCTTGGCAGTATCTCTGGTATTGATTCAGGATACTCGCTTAATGGAATGTATTTCCCATTAATACATATATACTCTTCTTCAATCATATGACGGTATTGGTTTATCAGGGTGAGTAATATCGTGCATTGTCTTTATAGAATTTAGTTCATTGTCATGTTTGGCTAAATGCTTTTCATGTGCATTTGTCTTTGCCCATAACAAACCTATTTCTTTAGTATTTTGTTTGATATCTTTTGTTTGACCAATTTGGGTATCCCATAGTGTTTCGAACTTCTTGAACATAGCAGCAATCTGTATCTTTATTACAGTCATAAATATACCACCACCTATGCCAACTAATCCTGCGATTATTGCTATTAAGTCTGTTGTCTCTTTTTCCATTCGTTTCTCCTATGATATAAATATTCTTCTTGGATTTCCCACCCCTTTGAATGTAGCTACCAAACCAATTGAACTATTAGAACCTGATTTATTCCACTTTATTTGTGCTGACCCTCCTGATTCTGTATTAGTCGCACATTCCGCTACTTGCGAACCCATGTCTGCTTCAGAACCTGTTATAAGTGAACCTGTTGTGACACCTATACTTCCTGTTGTAGGGAACAAACCAACAACTCCCCCAATAGCATAAGCCCCAGTTGTCACAGAACTAACTACTACATCGACAAACAATGTTGTGGTATCATTTACCCTATTAGAAGTATCGTATGTTATGTATCCTACAGTATCATCTATTAAAGCTATTGCTGTCGCTTGGATATCGGTACACGTGCCTTGCGTAGTTATCGACACAGAATAAGCACCCCCAATATTAGGGTTTCTTAGATAAAAGATAGTACAAAACATAGAAGTTACCCAATAAGCACCTGAAGCTATTTGTGTCATTGTCTGCCCGTTATAAGTGCAGGAAGTCACTGTAGTATCTGTAGAGTTTGAATCATAACCTGTTATCACAACTACTAAACATTTGGCTTGTGTTTCGCACGTATGATTAAAACTAAACGTAGTTTTGTTCGTTTGGTTCCCTGAATTGGATGGTGTGCCTAATGTTATAGCCATTAATCTTCTGTATATTCTAATGAAACAATAATCTGATTAACTGTACCACTCTTTGCTGTTGTTTCTAACCACACCCAACTATCTGCTGGTATCGTTGCATCGTTAAAACTTGTTACTACGCTTCCTGTTGTTACGCTTGTTGTAGTTGTTCCACTTGTTACTACTTCGTTCCCTGTTGCACTTCTGTCAGTAGAATGTCTAACCGTCCATGTAACTGAAGGTGTCGAAGAACCTACTAATACTGCTGCTAACTTGGTTACTGTGATTGCAATATCTGTATAAAACCACCCTATATCTTCTGCGTTTGTTGGCAATTCAACTGCTATCGATTTAGTCAATATTAAGTTATTTGCCCATTCAGGTGCAGTTGCTCCTGAGTTAGTCCTAAGAACTTGTTTAGCTGTTCCTATACCTAATCTTTCTGCTGTACCTGATGTCCCACCTTTTATGATATCGCCTGCTGTTGTCATAGGATTAGTCATACCACTTGTAGGTGTTACCCAACCGAGTGTACCATCTCCATTTGTAACAGTCAATACTTTGTTTGTCGCTAATGCACCTACGTTAAGTATTTCTAATACTCCACTGTTACCTCCAACTATTAAAGAACCTTTGACAAATGTCATAGTCCTCTGTTGTAAATCAGCAGAAGAATCTAATTGCGGTATTATAACATCGCCTGTTGCCATATATTACCAGTACATTATTGGTGTACGTTTCCAATCATTAGTCGCTACACACAGATAAAACCAACTATCATCCCAAGCAATTTGCCCTGTTGTGCCTGCCGCTGTTTTGCTTGCAGGTGCAGCTACATATAATACATTCATAGCTTCTGCAGGTGTCAATGCTACTATATCACCTGATGCTTTTCTACCAACAATCGTACTTGCCCCTACTGTGAGTGCAACAGGTGTGTTGTCAGAAGTAGCGTAAAGTATGCTGTTTGCATCGTAAAGTGATTTGGCAACATAATCGGTGGCTGCTTCATAAGCCATTGTTCCTGGCGCTCCTGTGCCTGCTTTAATAAGCTTCCCTGTTGTCCCATCGAATAGAACTAAATAACCGTCTGAAACACTTGCAGGACCAATTACAGCACCATCAAGATTGGTCTGAGCTACTGTAAAATCAGAATCAAGATTACCTGAACCTGCTCTATCAACTATGACCATAACCAAATCACCGATTTGGCATACATTACCTCTGATTGTTCCTGCTTCAATTACTCTATATGTCCATCCTGCATCATAGGTGGTTAGAGCATTAAACGCTGCAATTGTGTGTGTACCGCCTGTGCCGATTGTGCCTTTGAATAGCATAGCATCGTTAGAAGCAAATAACGCTTGTGCATAAGCCTGCGACGCTACTGTGCCATCTGTGTTAGGAAATGTCCAAGTTCTATTGCCTGTTAATGCTTCATTTGTCAATGTGATTGAATTGTCACTTGCACCCAAAGCTACATCAAGTATCATTTTGCCTGTTGTACTATCGCTGTCAATAGTGAAAGTATTACCTGTTGTGCCTGTGTCTGTATTCTGTGTATGCCCTGCTGAAATAGCTACCCACTTTAAACCTGTGGCTTCTACGTCATCTCTAACAAGCATATAGCCATCAGTGCCTGCACTTAGTAATGTTGCCACTCCTGAAGCATTTCCTGTGATTAAGCCACCTTTTGCCATTGTGAGAGCTCGCATCTGAAAGTCAGAACTCGCATCTAATTGTGCTAATACAATATCATTTGTTGCCATAATTATACCTCTCTATGATAAACTTTTGTTGGAATTTCTATTCTGTCCTTGCCTGATATTACCATGCTTTCTATGATAACTGCTATATCCTTGATATTTAGTATTACTCCGAAGAAAACATTTTTATCTTTTTCTGTATTTGCTATCATTTCTTCTAATGATTTAATTTCAGCAGCATCTTCTTCTTCTGCTTGTTTAAGCAATTTTTCTGTCTCTTCTAACTGTTTGACAAGTTCTTGCTTCTTCTTTCTTGGATTTTGTGATTTTGCCATTATAACTCCTATGTATTTAATAAAGGTATTTTTTTCCATTTAGCGTTCCCTGCTGTGCCTGCCTGTACACAGAGGAATAACCAATCATCTATCATCGAAGTTTCTCCTAATACGCCTTCATCGACAGAAGATGATTTGCTCCCCCAAGGGATATTAGCTAACTTTACCATTGTCCCCATTGTACACGCAATGCTCAAGCTGTTTAAATTGACAGTAGGACTGTTATTAGTCGTATTCACTGAGACAGGCCGTAGGTTACTATCATAATCGACAGTAATTGTATTATTAACCTTATTCACCGTCACGGACATCATACGAAATCCCCTCCTTCAATAACCTGAGCAATTATTATAACCGGAGTACTTACTTTCGGAACTACATCATCAGTTTGGAGTTTGATAATAAAGTAAGCTTCGCCTTCTATTAAACCTTCTGTTTCTGTTGCTGTAAACTCGATAAGACTTTCACCGTTCGTAGGGTCTGTATGGACTGTAACTGTTTTAGTCGGTATCAAAGCAGCGGAACCATTGAGTAAATCAGATTTAACCTGGCAATATACTGTCCATCCTGTGATATCAATTGGCAAACTGTTCATAGTGAAGGTCACGGGCAAATCTTGTGAATCACCTCTTACTATCGTCTCGTTACTTTTATATATCTTTGTAGAGTTCATAGCTATCCTTAATTAAAATGTAATATCACCTTAGCTAATCCTGCTCCTGTATGGCTTGTAATTACATGACCAATTTCCATAAAGTGCTTATCAGTAGCGAACGGACTTGAAGGTCTTACTTCTGATATAGCTTTGCCGTCTGCAGCATCTGCATCGCCTGCAACACATATCCTCGCAAAATGGCCTGCAACTGCATCCCCAACAAACAAAACTTCTGCTATACCGCTTACCGTTACCCAAACATTATCACCATCAGCCACATCGCTCTCAGCAATAATGCCATAAGGGTCAGGTCTGTCTATGATTGTTTTAATTACTCCGAAATCAGTAGTGTGTGATGATACCACCGTCCCTTTAACAGACGGAGCACCTGTTTTATTCACGAGTAATAACTCTAATCCACCATCATCATTAAACCTGATTTTGGAGTTACCTTGTACCATTGTAGTCGGCATGCTATTAAATGTTGAATTTGGCATACTTACCTCGCTATTACGTAATATGATGCTCCTGCTGTTGCAACAATATCAATACGGATAAAAACATCATTGAAATTAAATTGATTGAGGATAAATCCTACCGAAGTACCTGCCCCAACAACTACAGTCGAAATAGGAGTCACGAAAGGTAACCAGTTGACTTTATTCAAACTGTATGTGATAGTTACTGTACATTGAGCTATGCCACCATTAACAACCTGCACACACGGTGTAAGACCATCTACGTTAGTAAATCTGCGAACAAATGATTGGTTAGTCGTATAAGAGAACCCAAGTTGTTCACCATCCGCATTAACAATAGCGTTACCTGCCACTCTTTCATTGTCGGTAGCCACTCCTGTAGCTCTTATAGTGCCTACTGCACCTCCTGCAGTCGTACTCGGAACAGAACACCAAAAATCAACTGTTGCGTTAGTAGTATCCCAACTTGCAACTTCCCAAATACCGTTCCAACTATTAGTCCCGGCTATTAAGACTTTCATGCCCGGTACAGCTTGCGCAGTTAAAGCAGCAACGGTTACTCGCCATTTGTACTTATCCGCTCCGTTCCTGAATTTATCATATCCTAAATATGTTACAGTTACTATATTGACATTCGTGGCTGCCAATTGTACTGTTTCTGCCTGCATGAACCCGAGCATCTCGTTCTTTTTGTTCGTTATTGTTACTGGTATCATAATATCTCCTATTGGTTAAATTGTCCATCTCATTTCTGAAACCCACCCCGAAGCTACCCACCTCCAATATTCTGAAGGGTGTGTCAAAGCTTCAAGGACAAGTGACCCATTACCTGTATCGGCCACTACTCTAAAATCGAGGGAAGTGTTATCTTCCCAAGCATCAACTATTGGTGTTCCTACCAATGCTGTCGTACCTGCGTTAGCTCCTCTTTTGATAACCCCTGATATATGGTATCCATTCACATCAGGGGAAGAGTTTTCATTAGAGCCAATCACCTTTATGTTAAATATGAGAGCACTATAGTTCACTAAATCAAGATTAAGTGAAGTTTGATTATGCAGTGTAATCGGTACATAGTTCGGCCCGGGAGGTTCTGCTATTGGAGTAACTCTGCCCATCCATTCAAACCATGACCTGCTGTAATAATTATTATCACCTGCAAATGCTCTCCTTTTTTCACCGAATCTTTCTACTTTACAGAAATACTGCCCTTCTGCTATTGTGTGCACTTCAAGTGCTTTTTGGAAAGAACCGAATGCAATAGAATTGTCTTTATCGGCAAAGCAGTCATGTCCAATAGCAATTCCATAATCAGCACCATCGGAAACTTTCGCTCCACCATCAGCTTTGGTAGCATCAGTACTGTAATCATTACCCATCCCTATCTCAAGAAAATGTTTCATGTTATACCGAATCCCACGCATCCAGTTCAGTAAGTTTGTGTTATATTGTTTTTTCATTGTCATGATAATATCCTCATACACCAAACATAAGCAACTCCTACTCCTGCAGTTGAACCATCGGGAGTGACAGTTACTTTGACAGTTGTGTTAGTCCCTGAATCATTTTCTATGTACCAATTAGTAGTGAACAACCCATCTTCTTTTAAATTAACCACATCCGTGTCAATCAAATTAATAGCACCACCGAAATAACTTAAATCTACTTTTACAGTAGGATTGAAAGTTGTAGCTTTATAGAAAGCAGTCGTAACATGAACATCCACTTTTGTTACATACCACCCATCAGGGATTATCATGTTTGAAGTAACGACAGTATCATCTTTATCAAAAGGAACGGCTATGCAAATAGGGAAACTTACAGATTGCCATCCTTTTGTACCGCTTTCGTTTGTACCATAATATTTCCATGCATCGGGGGCCTGTTCATCATTGACTAATTTAACTTTCATTATATAGTTATTGTAGTCGAAGTATTCATAGACAGACATAGTATGTTGTAAACCACCTGTCAACCAACTTAAGAATTGTTCAGGACTTGTCCCTGCAAATACTTTCATCAATACTCTTGTCGCTTCTGGTATAGTACCAAGGTCGGGAGTTAAACTTTGTTCCTGTATATCCCACCATGTAACTAATTTATACTTTTCTGTACTTCTGCCAGTATCGTGTATAGTCAAATCCTGTACTGTCTTTCTTGACACTATTCTCTGATTATGTTCTACTGTCAATGCCCATATATTATTCTTTATTTCAGAAGTAATTTCATCTTTTGTCTTACCGGTATTCCCATTAGCATCATCAACAGTCATATCTTCGGGCAATACAGCTTCTACCGCAGCAGCTATTGCTTCATTATCCTGAGCCAAACGTTCAAATTCTCTTTGAACTTTATGGTCATCATGGATGAAACTTGTTTGTCCGAATCTTGTGGCCATTAGTAACTTCTCCTTCTGAATTCGACAATACTTACAGAAATTGATTTTATCTTAGCTACTATCTCAGATATGAACATAAATCTTGCATGTCTGAACTTTGTATGGAACGGAGACAAAAGCACCATAGATTCGTTTGCAGGGGTTGTTTGCTGTAAAACACTGTTAGTATACCCTTCTTCACTTAAAATGCCACCAGGGGTCTGCAAAGGGGATAAAAATGGGTTTGTAGCTCCAGTTAAGTCAGGGTTTGTTTGGTTATACTGCCCTATCTTTGTAAGGAAATTAGTTTCTATCAGATTTATAAGATAAGTCTTAAACCTTTTGAGCATGTTAAAGTACTTACTTTCTGTCCATTGGATATTACGTAATTCTAACCACAACATCGGGTCTGAACCGTCAATTATATTCTCGTTAATCTCTTTGCTTGTGTTGTAAAGCTGATATACATATTGGTCCCACCCTGCTCTGAAAGCATCACTGTCTTTTGGGATTAACTCAAGTATAACCCTGTCAAGATGATAGTCGTCCCTGCCATTGCCATATTCGTGAGTTACTAAACTGCCTATTATGTTCTTCCTTTGAGACATAGCAACATTATTCTCATACAAATAATGGTCATATAATAACTGATTGTCAGGTACTGCTATTTCATATTGTATATCCGAAATACTGTCTAAACTATACGGACTGTAATACATCCTGCTTGTAAATAACTTGTTCCTTGAATAATGGACTTTGTGATTGTCAGAATAAGTCTTGACTGCTATTGCCATGCCGTTAGGATGAGTTATTGTCCCTGCTGTGTAGTCATCAAATAAGTCGTAAGTCTCTACTCTCCAGTTATTTGCACTGAAAGAATAGATTAACCTCAATTCTGTGTCAAGGTTTAGATTAATACTTAATCCTGAATCTGCCTGCAAGATTTCTGCCCATGGGTCAACTATTTTCTGTGCTTTTCTTGATACAGGAGTGATAATGTTAAGCTCGTTGTTACCTTCGTCATAGACAAATTCTAAGTAAGAATTATACCCTTCTTCGTTTACATATACTTCTCCAGGGTCTGTCTGCTGTAAAAACAGATACGGTTTGTTTGTCGATAACTTCTGCCATAAACTTGTTATTGACATTTCGTTATTTCTCGATTCACTCATGCTCTCTGCTTTTCTACCGTCACTTATCCAAATACCACTCTCATTCCCATACACAACTCCCTGCGGTGTTACACAAACAGTCTTTTGACTGAATGTACCCTGTCCTTGCTGTGCATCAAGAAATTCCCAAGTTGCCATCTGTCCGATTCTCGGAGTGATTATTCTGTAATTGGCTTGACGATTGAACCATATCATCTGCTCTCTGAATTCAACAACTGCCGTGTGTGGCAAATGCCCTACTTTCAGTTTGTCTAATTCGTTAAAAACATCAGGGCTTATAGCTGCTCCTTGAACTGCACTCGGTCTGATTAATCCCTGTTCCTCTTCGCCCTCTTTGTTAATACAGCCACCTAATATAGTCCGCCCTTGAACAACAATGCAAAGTCTCGCTCCCAGTCCTTCCCAATACTTACCATTAGATTGTAAATTCAAAGGCGGTGTATTCAATGGATAATCCCATAACATAAAATCAGGTGTCCATGTCTTTTCAGGGTCAAATTCTCCATTAGTACCATTGTGTGCATTGTTCACATCAATCGGAGAAACAGAAAATGTATTATCAGGCATGATATTCCTTACATAAGGGAATCTGTTTTCATCTGCCGCTACTTCAGGGTTATTATCCTCTTGTGGTAATGCCCAAATGCTATTCTCTGCAATATCCAGTTTGCCCCAAGCGTTTGTTCTTGCAGGGCCGTTCTTGAAGAAATCGTAATGCTTGTAATGCCAACTATATTGTGGTTCACCTTTGCCCTTGATAACGAATGTTTTGATAAGACCATATTTCGAATAATCTTTATCCTCTTTCCTTGGTAAGAACGGTTTCGCATATAATCCCTGTGGAGGTTGTGTCATAGGGTTATATACTCCAATATGGTTGAATAAGCCCGGTTCGGTAGTTAACGGTCTCGCTACATAAACTTGGATACTCTCAATGTCAGCATCTATGATATAATCAGGGTCAAGTTTCAAACTAAAATAAAGCACGGTATAATCATTTAGTGAAGCATATTCCCAAGGTTCAGGGGGATTACTCGGTAATATCCCGCATACTCTTGCATGTTTGGCTACTGGTAGAGCAGGGTCAGTAACTCTATCAACTGTTCCATTAGGTACGGCGGTTCCATTATCATAACTCGCCAACCACATCAAATCCATTTGTTCCACGTTATAAGGATATGTAGTCGTAGGATTGAGGATTAATTCTTTTCTTACAGTATAAATTTCCTCAGCGACTATCACTTCTATGCCATTAATTTTTGCTGTCAACAGTATTGGAATTTTGTCACCCTGTAACCAACATCTCGGAATGCCTAAAGACAGGTAATCGGGTAAACCGAATGTGACAGCCTTGTACATAGTTTCTGCATATCCTGTAGCCCGGTCTTTTTCCTCTTCCCCATAAATAACACATTTGAAGGCATCTCCTGCTCTGTTTCTATGTTGGTATCTGACAGCTTTGCCATCAGGGTACTCTAATTTAGGGATTAGTTGGTAGGGAGCAGTAGTGAAAATTTGGGGAATATTCATAAACATATCACTACGCTCTATTAGACCACTAACTAATCTTTCATTATTCAACTCTTCTATGGTTGTGACAATATTGTAACTTGTAATAGCGTGAATTTGATTTGCGAATATACCTTCCCATACAGGATAAGTAGTTTTTTTGCTATCACTTGCAAACTTGTCGTAAAAATATGGATTGTCAAATAAACTTTCTTCCCATATCACTAATGCTACTTTTCTCTTGGATTCCAGGCCTGTGGTTAAGTCAATTACTTTCTTAGCATCATCTATATAGGCAACTCCAAATTCCTTCTCTCTGATTAAAGACATTGAAGGTTTCATTGTTTTCCATCTTGAGAAATATTGCCTTGCTGATAGTTTGCCATCAGGGTCTTGATTGTCTAATTCTAATCCGTTCCAATATGCAGCACGGTCATCATCCCTTGCTTTCGTTATATCCCATCTTTTCCATAAATAACAAGGATACATATAGTTGCAAATCTCCTTGCGGTTATTCACACTGTCGTAATAATCAGCATCTATTTTCTTACCATTGAAATCTATGTATTCTCCGAGATTATTCTTTATCCCCATCAATTTAGTTACATAGATAATACTTTCACCATATTTACAGGCATCTTGGAATGTTCCGAATACATACCAACCCGGGAATTCCATAACAGGTAATTGGCTTGTTGCATTGGCCATGAATGGCTCTGTCCACATAGCCATCTTCTCAGTTTCTGTCCTGTACTCAACTGTATGGCTTACAAGTGCCGTGGCTTCGTGTAAGTCACCACTGTCAAGTAATGGATGCCCTGCAGGCAAATAATCTCTCTCACTGCCAAAAGGTACTCTGCTTAAAAAAAAGAGGTGAGTTTCGTTGCTTATAGGATTGATTGTGTGTATTACCGTGCTATGCTTAACCAGATTTTTAAGCAGAGTAAAAGTATCTATACCAAGTGACGCTTCAAATAAATTACGCGAATATTGTCTTAATGATAAGTAGTCCATTAAAGGTCTAATACCAAAACGTTTAACAAGTGATTCGAACTCCAAATTAGGATTATAGTTCTCAAGCCATAGTAAAGATGTAGGAGCTTTCCCTGCTTCTACATTAATGTCTTGCTTGATATTCTCGTTAATACCACCTGCAAAAACAATTTGTATTTGTTCCTGTTTTGCCATTATCTTTCTACTATACCATATCCACCCGAAGAACCTGATTTCTTAGCTGCTGCTTTTTCTTTTCTGTTCTGTTCTTCCAATTCCTTATTCTTCTTCTGCTGATTTACCTTGCTGGCTATATACTCAACTTCCTTCTTGATATTAGAAGGACTTTGTTTCTTTACAGCAGTTTTATCAGGTGTGATTTTCATTAACTTTGCCATTATATTCTCCTATCTTGGTAACCAATTAATAGGTTGTGATTGTATAAATGAATTCTTATCCAATAACATTTGAGAGTAACCCATAGCTTCCCTCAAATAAAAATCATAAAATCCTTTTGCTCTGTCAGTTCTTTGTGCTAATGTTTCATCACCTCTTGAATACAATGTTTCCATTGCCATCCATTGCAGTCCCCAACGATATGACTTTTGCAGGAAGTCAGGAATATCAAATGGAGGGTAAACAGTAGTTGCTACCAAACCCTGTCCCTGATACCCCATCCATGCAGTAGTCTCAAAAGGTTGTGATTGAATAAAATCTATGATAACCTGTTCTCCAACTTCGAAACCGGTAGCGAATACCAAACTGCGACCATCGAGGACATCGTTTTTGCTCCTGTCCATGAAATGAGTGCCAAACCCGAATCTTCCTATATCCCTTTCGTTAATAGCGAATGGAACATTATTGGCATTCTGAGCACTTACTGCCTGCAAGGAATATTCTCTCGTTTCCTGCCATCTTGGAATATTATCCCCTGTTATGACAGGCAAAGTATTGGTATCACTTCTAACAACTCTGACTATCCTGTGAGGGCTCAATACCTGATTTGTCGTAGGGTCTATATAAGGAATTGTAACAGTATGTTCCTGAGCAATACTTATAGCGTTCCAACTTGCATTCCCATAAGCACCCGGAGGTTCGTTTGTATTGAAACTTTTAGTAGATTCAAAGAATTGCAAGGGAGTGTCTATATAAACATATTTGCCAATAGCGTAAGTAGCAGCATCGTCATATTGCGGTATAACCAACCAATAAAGATTAGTCACATCAGCACTTGGAGTTTTATTCACATTGTAACCAACAACTCCACCACCATAATCATAAGTAGTCCCTACACAACGGTAGAAAAGACCATCAACCGGGTCAACTACAATTGCATTCAGAGCATAACTTTTATTATCCACCCAATCTTCCACTCCTTTGTTCGGAGTAGTTATATATCTTCCTAAGTATATCTCAGTTTCCTTGCTGACATCATTGATAATTTCATTAAGCATATCAATCCATTCAGCAGGTTGTATCCTTTCCATAGCTATATCACCTATAGCGTTCTGGACAGTTGATAATATTTTATGTGTGGTAATAGCCATTTTACAATCCTTTTAGCTTGGCACATCCTAAAAACACCCAATTAGCCCTTTGCGTGACCGTCCTGAGCTTTTCTGCTACGTATTCGCCTTCTCTACTGCCTTGAGCATTTGTGTTGCCCTCAATTGATTTAAACGTGGTTTTTGATATAACCTCTTTTGCTATGCCTGTGTGACCGTGTGCTTCTGATGTCTTGTAAAACACAATGCCACCCGGAACTATTTCATCAACCACTTCGAAAAACAGGTTGTCTGTTTTTAAATTCTTGTAAGTCAGTAGAACACCATGCTTTAAATTCCTTTTCAAGAAATCTATCAAATCTTTCCTGCCAGGGAATAACTCTGATATGATTTCTATGTAAACAAGTCTTACAAAAGAAGCGCACCATGGATACCCTTTTACCCATCCTGCCTGTTTCATTTTCATCTCGAAATCTTCGTCAAAAAAGCCGGAGTTCCTCGACTTTTCCTTCTGCCCGATATAAGAATTCGCTCTGCTGATTATCGCTTGGTTTAGTTCTGCTGCTGTCATGTTCTTGCCTATATTCACATTTCTTACACATCTTGCTATATTTCATCCCTTTTCTCTTAATACTGTCAGGGATTATTCCGAATACTTCTCTCTGTTTTGCTTTACATCTGCATTTCTCGCTGATAAAGAACTTACAATGCTCCATTACATAGCTCCTGGACTTCTTTGCTGATTACCATACTTCCTCTTTTCTCTCTCGCTCTTCTCAAGGTCAAGGTCTAACTGGAGATTTTGAGTTATCATGCTTAATCCCTGATTAACTTCTGCTTCTAATTGCTGAGGTACTTGCTCTCTCAATTGCTCCAAAATACTCTTTTGTGTCATTTTAATCAGTAACAAAGCATGTTCATCAGGTAAGTCTATATAAGATTTATAATTCTGTGTTAGTAAACCTCTGTGAGGGTCATTATAGATATTGCCATTGGTTATTACTTCAGGTACCAAAGCATCAAGTATTGGCTTTCTGTACCCCCAAGCTACAAAGTGTGTGTCTGTTAAAGTCATAGCTTTGTAAGGAGCTCTTTCAGAATGGTTGGGTGTTTCTACCTGACCACCTGTGAATATCAACAATTCACTGCCATTGTGTGTCCAACATATTGATTGCCTGTATTGGATGTTCTTTAAAGACATGAGTTCAGTTAATTGCGATATGTCCAATTTAGTACAGTTCCCTACCCAAGCATCTGTTGGTGCTCCATTCTCGGCTATCGCATTTACCCTGCGGATACTGTGCAACAATGGATAAACATTGTATCCAAGTAACCCACTTGAACCTGTTAAATCACAATACTCTAAACCAGAAGCATGTAACTGATTCTCTATACTAAACTGGAACCATACTCCATACCAGGGGGACATTGCTAAATTAAGTAGATTAGCCAAATGAGCTATATTGGCATTGACGTGATGTCTTATGTTGTCTAACTGGATGCTCTCGTTATCTATCGTGTTTGTAAGTACCATAGCTTCTGACGCTATTGACTGGTGCGTCCAAAACGATGATAAGGTTTTGATGTTGATAAAACTATTATTGAGCAGATGAACCATTGCTTCCTCCTTTTATTGAACTGTCTAATGTATTGGGATAAAATCTATCAACCGCTTGGACTTCCTGGCTGTCACCCATACCGTATAAAGTGGCATATTGCAGTACTAAACTTATATACGATTCTTCATATACTAAATCTTCATCCAATTCCTGATTAACCGGATTCTTAGGATAAGGCAGGAATGTAACTGCCAAGTCCTGATAATCCCATAATGTCTTGTTAGGGTCATAGATGAATAATTGCAAATCCTGTTCTGCCCCGAATGCTCCGTTAATTTGTTTGTAAATGGTACAAAAAGCATCACACCTTTGAACATTCCTTGGATTCATTAAAGCATTTTTGTAATGAGTGCTTTTAATCGGGATAGGATAACTTTGTTTGATATTGTTTGTCTGTACCTTCATCGCCTGTAAGGATAATAAGTACAAAATAGAGTAACCTTCTAAGTCTGCAGGTCTTAACCATAAACTTGTTTCTGTCCTGACTGAAGTTGATAGTTCTGCCCTTTTGATTACATTAGGGTATAACCTGAATATGATTTCAGCAGCAGCTTGTCTTGGTAAACTTACAATCTCTCTTAACATGATATTATACAGATGCAACATGGCTCTGTAAATATAACTGTCACGTAAACTTTTTGAATATCTTGCCCCATCGGGTATAAAAGAAGGTGGATTAGAGAGCGTATAACTCTCTAACCCAACACTTTCACCCAATGCAAGAGATAAATCCCTATGTACTTCCCAAATTTTCAATTGTCCCTCCAGTCACCATCTGTTAGAAATAAGTACACAAGGTACACCTCTATTGGCACTATAACGTACATTACGCTTCCGCAATATCGGTAGCATCAATGATGATTAAGCACAAAACCGTCTGACTTGCTGCAGGTATTACTACTGCAGGTTCATTACCGGATACTGCGACTGCTGTCAAAGAAACTCCGATATCCCCAATGCCGTAAGCAATTCCTGCTGTACCGAATGTCAAGCTGTCTGTACCTGCTACATTCGTTCTCGAAAACAAGACATAGTCAACTTGTGCTCCGGGTTTTACAAGTCCGGTTAAATCAATAATTGCCTGACCATTGGCATCGAGTGCCACGTCCCTTAGAATAGCAATTTTGTCACCAGGCCCTTCGCCCCATCTGTTCTCGTAATTTACCAGTCTGAATAATCCACCAAACATAGTTATCTCCATTTAATTTTGTAAACATAATAGTTAATTGTCTGCAAAGCCGTTTTGTTGTTCTTGGATATTAGATATATCCTGACTTTTTCGGCTCCTGCTATATTAGGTATCTTTGAAGTGAACACACCTTTCTCGTTATTGGATATTGTCTTTATAGAAGCCAATGAACCAAATGCTGTACCATCTGTGTAACCATTTGGAGTTGTGTACTCGTAAACAATTTTACCTGATATGCTGTCCTGACTGATTTCTACCATAATACCCACAGAATCGCCTTCTAATTGGATATTACTGATTGCAGTGGTATCGCTACTGCCTGCTCCTAATGCTTTCGAATAGGAGTAAAGTAACGACCTTGTAGGAGTTCCTGCAATTATTGGTATCGCTATTAAAGCCAGTATGATAAGAAGTTTTTTCATATTACCTCCTAATCAACCCATCTCTTTATAGCATATACTTTTATACTTCCTGCTTGTGCTACAGTTCGGACATTTACAATCCTAACCCAAACTTTTGCCTTTGTTTTCATGCCATTATATGTGGCAGGTGCCTTAGCGGTTATATAATTACCTGTGAGTGTCTTTGCTTTAAGAAATACGCTATCCTGTGTAGCGAATACAGTTTCTGTTAAAGCTGTGCCTGTATTTGTCCAGTTAGAAGGACTAACCCACTGAATCCTCAGATAAACGATAAAACTGTCTTTCGGTGTTCCTATCAGAGTAGAGTCTCCTTTGAGTTCCCAAGCGAAGAACAAGCTGTCACAAGCGTCGGTTGTGAATACATCAGAAACAAAGAAAATAGTATCTCTGTCGCTTCTTGTAGTATCTCCTGCAGCACTGAAACGGTCTGTCCTGTCTAACAATACGTCCACATCATATCTATAGTTAGGTATCTGTGACAATGCCATCAAAGACGACAATACGAATACTGCGATTAATGTTAGTTTTTTCATGTTACCTCCACTTAGAATTGGATTATTGAATGGTACTGAGAATAACGTCTCTCAAGACCCTTGATACCAACAACCTGCTCTTTGTAAACCTGAGCTCCCTTTTCCTGAATGTCCTTCTCAATTTTCATATCCCAACCCTCGTGAGTTACAGGTATGAATGAAGGATAACCCGGGTCAAGTGCAATACCTCTTGTACCCCATCCTGCTTCTTCCATCGAGAAACATGGAATAATATTGAGGATACCACCAGTTGTTTCGATTGTGTCAATCTGAAGTCTGAAATTCTTTGACATTTCAGGATTAGTTCTCATGAAACCTGAGTTGTAGAACTGTTGTTTCAGTCTTGAATGCAAAGTATAACCTACATAGACATCTCTTTCTGCAGAACCTCCAAGTCCGAATATTGACGGACCAAGATTGAGTAATGCAGGATAAGACAAACCCTGAGTGTTTACAATAATATGCTGTGGGTCTTTTTTGATAAATTCAACTACTCCACCCATAGTATAAAGTACACGTCCCTGTGCGTCAAGTGATTTGCCTTTCTGCCCGAACAAGAATTTTCTTTCGACATCCATTGTCATTCTCTTGCGGAGCAACATACGATTAATGTCAAGCGGTTTCTTGTCCGACCATAAAGCTTCAATCTCTGATTCTTTAGTCATTTCAACTGCATACTTGAATTCCTGTGTGAAGTTGTTATCAATAACAGGATTCTTTGTCAATCCTGTCGGTGCATTGGTACCTTCACGCCATGCAGAACCACCACGGAGCATAATGTCACCTACGTTGATAGTAGCTGCTGCTGCGTTTGCTCTGATACCTGTATTAACCAAACCAAGTGGTACCATGCGGCCACCGTAATCGGCTCCACCCGGGCCTTTGAAACAACGCTGTACTCTGACGTTGGTGTGGCCCAAACCTGCACTGTTAGGTGCACTGATTGACAAGATAAGCATCTGCTCGTAATCGACAAATACATTACCCTGCGCATCGATACCAAAGTTATTGCTGAATACGATACCTGTCGGGTCTCCACCCATCCCCGGGTCTAACGGATTAGGTGAATTGGCAGGTAGCGTTACCGGTGTGCCAGGAATAACCTGACCCATTTGCATTGCTGTTGACTGCACAAATACAAAACCATTGATACGATATATAATATCGTTTGCCTGTAATTGTGCTGCCTGTGCATTAGTCATGCCGAATATGTCGTGTGCATTATTAGGAGCACCCGGGTCTGTCGAAGCTACGGTACACATGAACGTTCTGTCCAATTCCGTGATTTCGTAAACCTTGTGTTCTCTGGTATCCACTGTCTTTCCGGCAGGGAATCGTGTGTGCAGCATTGAACTGAATGAAGTCATACCTCTTGTAATAAAAGACATTTTACCAAGATTAGTTATCCCTCTCTTGATTAGTCTTTCAGGTATTTGCCCTGACGTGAAGAGACCAGCGACTTCTTGTCCTTCTCTTGTTGTTTGCGATGTCATTGCCATGCTAAACTCTCCTTAAAAATTAATAAATTAAGCCCCCATTGGCTATTAGTCTGTCATCTGAAAAATAAATATTCTCAGCATCATCGTTGCGGTTTGTCCGTTTATCCTGTTGGGGTACGGCACGCTTTAAAGGCATACCGTTCGCTTTAGTAATTTCTGCTGCAAGACCTTTCTTACCTGTTTCGATTCCCTGTCGAAAAGCCTCATTGATGTAGTCGTCAAAGTACATAGCTCTATGTAAATCTTTTGTGGTGATTTGATAGTTACTAAGCTGTTGTACGAAGTCACCATACTCTTCTTCGGTTACGCCCGATTCAGCGAAATACTCCTTATACTGCTTTTCCAACAGTTCTGCAATTTCCGGTACGCTAATATTGTTTTCCTGTGGCACTGTTTCTTGCTGTTTCTTCCATTCCGTTTCATTATGTTCCCTTACCTGTCTGATTACGTCCTGCTCGAACTGAAGTATCTTGGAACTTATGCTATCAGGTTTCAATAAATCCTCTTTCTTAAATCGCTCCATATAGTCCTCACCGAATTTATTAGCTAATTGGTTGTGCACTATGGTAGCCATTTCGTTATCTGACAATTGTGGTGCTTTGCCATAATCAGCCAAAATCTGGGGGAAATATATCTTCAACATTAACTCTGCATTCTCGCCTGTAAGAGCGGAACGCACTGCTTTTAACTCCTCGACATATTGTTCTCTACTTAACAGTACATCCTCAAATGTGTTGAGGAATTGTTTATTAAACTCCTGGGAAGTATAGTATTCTATAAGTTTGCCATAATTCTCTTTGTAGAATTTGTTCGCTTCTTCTTCTGTCTCGAATTTTTTAGGGACTAAATCTTCAGGCAAGTATGGAGGTATAGCTATATCAGTTTCAGCTTCATCGCTATCTTCACTTGGCTCACTATTTTCTTGCTCACCATCTTCAGTACTCTCTCCTTCTTCATCATCATCCCCAAAATCATCTTTCTCCTCTTCATCATAATAACCACTCCCATCATCAACATCTTCCTCCTCCTCCTCCGTAGTATCGGGAGTATCTTCTGTTTCAGTAGTGGTATCTTCTATTTCGTTATCCTGGGAATAACTATCATTATAGATATCATCTACAGTATCGAACTCTGATGAGAAATCTTCTTCTGCATCATTATATTCGTATTCACTGCCAGTTGTTTCGTCAAAATCCATTATAACCTTCAAAGTATTGGGACATCGTTTTCAGTTTCGGTTGTTTCGGAATCGGGAATTTCATCAATAGCTTTTTGTTCTTCAATAGCAACATCACTTTTTGCTTTCTCAGCAGCCAAATCAACTTTATGTGATAAGTCTTTCTGATATAGGTTATTCTCCAAAGCTTTATTACGTTTGGATTCTGCATCCAACTGTTGCTGTAATTGTTGTAGTTGCCCTTCAAGTTGTTTGATAGTGTCCAAATCTTCAGCCATTTTAAGTGCTTCCGGCATATCAAGTTGTTTAAGCATATTCTTTGTGAGAAAGTCAGCTACATACGGATTTTTGGTCTGCCCTGCTACCATACTGAGTAATTGTGCAAATAACTGTCTGTCAGTAGGAAGTGAATTGGCGATATCAACTCTAACCTTGAATTGCATATCGACTGCTGAATTCATAATCTCAACTTCCTTCTGGTCACCATTTGTATCAAAGTATTGGAGAACTTTCTCTTTTGGGGTATAAACCTGTGCCATACAAATAGTTGTGTAAGCTAAGTCTTGCAGTACATATTCCAAACTTCTTGCGTATAGTTTAGGTCTTTGAGAACCGAATGTCTGTAATGACTGTGTTGCTCCCATAGTGTTTGGAGCTGCAGCACTATCACCCTGCATTACCCCAAATATGCCTGTTACGTACTCTACAAGCTGTTTCAGTGTTTCTATGACATAAGTAGTGGCTTGATTAAGTGGAGACGGCTCCATGATAGAAGGACGGCCTGCATCAGGCAATGCCGGATTAGGTATCCACTCTAACCAAGCATTAGGTTGTCGCCATGCCTTTTCCACTACAGTCTTATCAGCAATTGCCCCACGAGGATACAAAACTCTTCGGTTGTTATTTACCTGCATGTCAAATAATAGCATTGACCAGAATTTGTTTTGGGCATTGATTAAGTCATATATATAGTGGATTGTACCAAAAGTCCTGTTAGGAGATAGATAATGTTGGAATGATAAATGATGAATAGGATATTTGTTCATATGCAAAACATCCCTGTCTATCACTTTGTTCCCAACTAAGAATACAGTCTTGATTCTCCGTTTAATGACTTTAGATATATTTTCAACTCTGATTTTCTCTTTCTTAGGAGCATCTGCTCCAAATTCAATATCTTTGTTCTCAATTTCCATTTCGAAACCGGGTATCTCGTCAGGCATCTGATAATACTGCTGTCTCATCATTTCAATTTCTTTGGTAAGGTCAGCAGTTGCTATTGCCGTATCTTCGGTAACTCCTTTTAAAGCAGTATTTGCATTAGCATCTTCAGTAAATTGCTGTGTACTTTTCATTTGAGATTGTTCAGCATCAATATCCTGATTAGACTGTCCTAACTGTTGTCCTGTTGCCTGCTGTTCCTGCAGTTCCTGCATTGCTTGATTTATAGCTTCACCTAATTTAACCTTCTCCTGATTAGGCAGCATTATGGATTTTGGTCTTTTTAAAGAAATATCTCCATTCTCGGAGATATATAAATTGACATCTTCCTTATAGAACAATTCCCTGATGGAAACATATTTCTCATCCTTCATTGTCCCATAACCTTCAGTCATTTCGTTAGTTTCCAAATCATCCGTGTTAACATTGTGCGGTGTACCTTCAAAATCAGTTTCCGGAATCTTTATATCATATTCCTTCTCTGCTTGGGATACAAGCATGCTCCTTGAAATAAAAATATACTCAGCATCGGAGAAATCTTCTTTTTTCGAATGAGGGTCAATAACAAGCCATTTCCATGGGACATGCTCTATAAGTATATTGAAAGTAGATTCATTGAAGAAGTTAGCTTTCCTTGTTCGGATAAAACCACTGCCAGTGACGAAAGCATCTTTTATACACAGTTTAAGTTCTCTATCACCCTTACTTTCATACCATATACCGTGGAACGCTCCTGAATAAGTAGAAGTGAAATCAGAGGTAGCTTCAGTAGGAGCTATAATTCTTGGGAAAGGTTTAGTGCCTGTTAAGAAACTTATTAGCTGTTCAATGATAGGATAGGATAACTTGGTTGAGATAGGGATATTATACGAATCAGCTATAGAATTTGATTGATTTGCAGTGAATTGGCTTAGGGTACTTTCCACATCATTGTAGTAGAACTCTTCCCATTCTTTTCGGGTTTTGAACATATCTGTTCTTGCAGCAGATGCTCTCGTAAACCACTTGTTATATTTCTTAACTTCCTCTGTCATGCTCCCTCCTCAATACAAATATATGCTAAATATAAACAACTTGCAATACTTACCAAAAAAAAATATAGCGTGGTTGGGTAACCACACTATATTATAGAGACAGCACTTTATCTTTTCACTAATTCTTTCTATTTTGCCAATTTAACTTATCTTGTTCTGCTTGTATATCGCCACCTAACTTGATTAAACCTTCAATGAATTTTATTGCTTCCAATTTTTGAGCTCTTACTGATTTCGCTTTCCATTTCTCTAACCATTCTTCTTCATCCTTTCTTAATGGCCTGTTATAGTTCTCTCTTATCACTGCGAAAACTTCATCAGGCACGTCTGTTCTTCCTGTAATACAATACATTTGCTCAATAATGTCAGCTAAATTCATACTTGACCTTTTTCTTTCTTGCTTTGCCAATACGTGCAGAATTGTTTGACTGAGCAATAATTTTCACATCTCTTATCTTCTGCCGGTCTGTATTCAATACCACCATTTGCTTTCCTTGATGCCAATTCCTCCGCTTCTTCTTGTGTCTTACATACTCCACCCGGTAATGCTCTCGTTCCTTTTTGATTCAATACTGCCCATGCTTCATCATTGCCCCATCTTTCTTCCATTGAACAATATTCCGGTGGATTGACAAAGTGATACTGTAACCTATCCGATATGAACGATTCTATATCCATGGGTTCAACATTTATCATTGTCCATTTCCGTTCAGGATAATTCTCCTGGTCCCTTAAATATTGATTTTTCTGCCAGTCTTTGAGGAAATAGAATAAAGTCATTTTTTCTACTTTGATATCCGTTTCCCTGTGTAATATCCATTTCAAAATATTCAATTGTCTATGGTGGTCAATATCACCTGTGCCACCTGATTTAACCTTGTAAACCGTTGTATCCTTATAATCCAGTAATTCCTTATTGGCTATATCGTAAACATCAAATTTCCCACTAATATAGTAACCGTTAAATTTAGTTTCATGCCGTATTTCTGTCAAAATATTGTGATTGTTCTTTGCTGCATGCTCGAGTATGTTATGTAAGGCACTTCCCCTTATCATATCAATACAGTCCGCTACGTCAATCACGAGTTCATCATAATGCTCGTTCCATAATCTTCTGATAGTTGGTGGTTTCAATAAAGTTGTAACACTTATTGCATTCAGTCTTGTAGCATCAAAATCGTAGTCCCCGAAATAGTTCTCTACTGCTACTACAAATGATTCGGGTAAATTAAATCTGTTTGTTATCTGCATCAAAAATCCTCGAATAGTTTAAGTAATAATTTATCATCTCTTAACAACTGCCTAAATTCACAGTCCTCCTTAGCCGTGCCGTCAATCCAGGCTCCGAACCAAAGAGGACTGTTCTGTCTCCCCTTCCTCGCACATGTTAAATCACATGTATTGCTATTGCCACATGCCTTGTTGTCTATCTCTTTGACGGTGGCCTTTGGTATCTTATCATCCATTGTAACATCCTGTAATAATCTTTAGCATCCGGCAATTCCAATATTTCAGTATATTTGAGATGAGCCGGGTTAGCTCTGAAATATACATCCTGCAAATCACTATGCCTTGTTTTGTGATTCACTAAGTAGAAATCTGATGGTTCGTTTGAGAAATCATCTAAAACCAAACCTCTCGGATAATATTTCTTCGGACTAAACAATGCCCATACATAAGCACTGAAATGTTTTAATGAATTACCATAAGGCATATCATCAATGATAGGAATTTTATTATATCTCGCTTCTACTGTCCCTTTATTTAACTGACTTAACACAATACCAAAACTATTGGTAGTAAGGGTGCACTCTTTAAGCACACCCAAGCTACGTTCAACTGCTTCTGTACGGTTTTCTTCTCTGCCTTGCTTTTTCTCACGCAACAAAGTTAGATAATCTAAACACCAAATATCAGGTTTCCTGCTTTCAACCCATTCATAGATATCTGTTGCCGTATAGAAGCTTGTCAATGGTACTACATGTAACCGGTTTATAGCATTTACTAAAGCATCATCTGTTTCCATAGCTACCTGAATAGTTTTCTTAAGGTCGTTCCTCCTCCGTTCATCCTCGTCCAAACACATACGTAGTATTTCATCCATTGATATCTCGACTAAATGTTGAGTTATATAAGAAGCGATATCCTTCTCTAACATTTCCTTTTCGAAATATAGACAAGTGAAGTCAGGATTTTCTAACAGAATACTTAAACAAAACCATATACTGAATCTTGTCTTTTGAGCTCCACTATCTCCGAATAGAGACATCATGTTAGCTCTCAATAATCCACCATAAGTATTGTCAATAGTTTTAATACCTGTTTTAAATCCATTAGTCTTATCAACTGCTTCCACCATTAAGTCCTTAGTATTTTTCAATGCTTTGGTATTCCGGAACGGTAATGTTTTGACATGAGCGATACACTCTTTGACTTTCCCTCTTTTGAGTAAGTCCATAGCATAAGATAACTCCATGCCAATATCATTACGTTCCTGTCTTTCATTAAGCAAAAATAGTGCTGACATGAACTCATCAGCAAGACTTTCGTTACTAATCAGTTTAAATTCCTCAACTCTTTGATAGACTGCATCTATCTCGTATTTAGGTATTGGTAGTTTATTATCAACTGCCTTGCTTAACACATAAGGTCTTGGAATACTTTTCACATTAGCACTTTTTGCCATATCCAGTAAATAAAGGAATGATTCCCTTATAACAATATCACCTGAAACTCTATTCAAGAATTCAGTATTCAACATTATAGCAGCAATAAAAGAAGTTTCGATATCATCGTACGTGTGCAAATTTGAACTTGCATCATCATATAATTTACGTACCTCATCATTCATTGCCTACCTTAGAATTTTGGTTTATCATCAACGAAAGGGGATTCCTCATCTTCCGTATCTTCCTGTTGGTCAAGTGTCTTAACTGTCAAGCAGTTTAAAACGCTCTCTGCAATAGTTTCACCATAATCGTTTAATGTCCCACCGGTAGAGTAAATTGTTCTTGTCCATGCTCCTGTTTCCTGTTCTTGCTGCCATCTACTGAAAGCTACAATATTGATGAAAGGACTTTCTTCTTTATATCTCTCAATAGCTCCTCTGAATATCATGCCTTTAACCGGAGTTAAATATTTGATTTCACTGTTTTCCATAGCTTGTTTATCAAACAAGAACAAGCGTCTTGCACTATATTCGAGTAGATTTTCGAACGCTTCTTCTTCTGAAAGTTTATTCCACCAATCAAGTAATTTATCCCAATCACTCAATCGTTTTCTCTCAATCTTATTCCATTCGGTATATCTCTCAATCTCAGCATCAGATAGTTCATGGAATCTTCTTTTCTTGGCTCTTGGAACTTCTTTATTTGGGTCGGAAGAATAATTGGCTTCAGGGAATAAATCAATAATAGCCGGTTTGTTTTTATTTCTCCCAATAAAATCACCACCACCTTCACGCATCATATCCCCAATCAGAAAACCATTCTTCCCCACCTTCTTCGTTTTGTGCACAGACGGAGCAAGAACATCAAACCAACACACAGCAGGATAGTCAGGTGCAATCATACTTGTTTCCCCTGATTTAAAGACCATTTCTTTTGGTTCTGCATCCATACCTGCTCGTCTCAAAACAGCTAAATGCCAAGAAATGCCACTTTCCTTAAAGGAAGGTTTCTTAGGACTGAAATCAATCCCTAATTCATTAGCTTTCTCTTCAGACTTTTTATTAGCTTCTGCCAAAGCTATTAAATAATCAGCCGGGTAGTCATAACCGAGAATAATCACATCTACTCTCTCGCCTGTTTTCAAATCTTCTTTCTTGCGGAAACTCCGCTCTTTGCTAAATTGTGGTACTGCCATTATTACACTCCATAAATATTTTTAATCTCGTCAACCTTTAACTCTCCGGTGACGAACTTATTAATTACATTGAACAAATGTTTTGCTTTAAATTTACCTTCGCTTCTTACTAAATTAATCAATTCTGGTAAAATTTCTTCATAGAAACGATTAATTTCAGTTTCATCGGCAACTTCACTACTATCAAAGCTATCTTCTTGGTACAGGTCATTAAAGAAACCTAACCTTGCACAACATCTTTTGAAAGCATCTGAAGCGGCAGCTTTGTAATAATCCAACACAACCGGTTCATTTGATTCCTGTTTAAGTCTGATTTCCATGCTGCCCGGCTCTGTAATGACTCTTTGGAAGCGACCACTCTCGATAACTGTCAATTTACCAAGACAATTGATATAGCCACCATAAGACTGGAAAGAGCCGGGGATAATCTCCCAACTCCACCCTGGATAGTGGATATCAAGTTGCTTTGCGGCAGTCCCCCAACTGACATATTTGAACACCATCGGGACCCACACATCTCCAACTTTCTTCTTCTTGCCTTCACGAGTTTTAACATCTTTCTTATTGGTTTTAGCAGAACGCATACGAAGATTTTTCTCTTTGACTGCACCAAGAATTTTGTCAATCACTTCTTGAGGAATTCCAGACATTTCTTTAGTTGTGATTAATGACATGTCCTATCCCCCAATCATAAATTGCTTTCGAAACAGCCAAAGTCTTTTCCGGTTTTGAGAATATCTCAGGTGAATCTGTAATGCCTTGTGTCACTGCCTGATATACCTGAGCAATTGGCAAAGATTTTTTCTGATTCCAATAGTATTTACTGTTACGGTCTTGCAGCAATTTAGCAGCGTTGATAATAGCACTTGTTGGGATAGGATTAGACTTCCTTGTTGCGGTATTGATTAATCTGCCAAGTAATTGGTCAACGAGATATCCATCATCCAATTCTGTCGTTTCGAGCATGTCGTTTATATCCTTGTAAACGGAAACAGTATTTGCCATTTTATTAGCAAATTCTTCTGTCAGTCTTGGGACAGATTCAAAATCTCCAAGCAAATTGATACTACGTATGTCCTCTGCTCTGAAGATACTCAAATTAGTGCATGCGGAAGCCACTATGCCCTGATATAACTTCAAGGAAGGGTTTTGTATGTCTAAGGCACAAAGTAATCCTATAGTGAACGTATTGTTTAAATTGAATGGGTTCTCTTCTGATTCAACAATTTTAAACCGTTTCTCTATAAGCATCCTTGGATAAGCAATATTCTCACTGCCATCTACATTCATGTTCACTACCGGATTTTGAACTTGGACATGCCATTGCCCTTCAATTGGTAAAGGTTCAATAGCCGTAATGAACGGAGTTAAAATTTCAGCCGGAGCTGGGAATGTTACTGGAGAATTCTCTTTAACGAATCTCTTTGACTGTAACAATGTCGTTAATAAAATATTTTCTTTCATTTACACCTCTGTATAGTTAATTCATATCTGTTACTCTTATTCTTCTCCCAGACAAATATATAACAATACTTGTAAGGGAAATCCTTGTACTTGTCGAGTTGTTTACCATACTGTTTAGATGACTTAGTTTGGATAAAGATAACATATGGGTAATTGTCACATTTCTGTATTGCTTTCTCTTCTAATGTCAATGCTCCAAATGTTGGGACATCTTCAAGTATCATCATTGTCAATACATTTTCTTCTTCTCCCATTAATTGTGCCCATTTGTCTCTTGGTTTTAAGACTGCTATATGGTCCCACAGTCCGAACAAGTCCTGATTGCTACTTGCCATGAAGAATGTCTTATCTCCTATGGTTCTTTGAATTGCAGGTGGCGAATGCACTGTATGCACCAACCAGCCATTTTGTTCCAACCACTTTTCAGTTCGCTTTTCCAGGTACTTGCCTTGTGCAACTCCTGACCTTTTGCTTTTTGCCATTTTAATTCCGTTAGAAATTGAATAAATGAAGCTTTATCTGTCTCTGGGATTAGATGATGATACACTCTGTCCCAATCAGCTTCTGCTTGTTCTTTTATAAACTCCTGCACTCCTGCCATTTTACGTGGGGATTCTTTATCCTGTGACCTGAGTAGATTCTCTTCGTCTTTTTTTTTGAGCCATTCTGCATCACGCTTCATAGCACCAAACATATCATCCCAATCTCTTTGGTGCATATCATCTGCTATTTCCTGAGCTCTGATTAAAGGATTCGGTTTCCCTTCTTCTTCATCTCGCTTCATATCAGCTTTCATCATTTCTCTCGTAGGATATTGTTTGCCATTGTAAAGCCATTTTCCAGGGCTATAATAGTCATCCTCCATGTTCTCCTCTCCAATAACAATAATAAACTTCAAACGCTATTGGGTCATGCCTTCTAAGACAAGTCCCATATTTCTTCTTTGCATACAAAGACCACCTCATTTTACCTCCTATGATATACTTTTCTTCTTTTCCCTCACCAAGCCAATTGAGATAATCTTCACATTTCTTTCTTGATAGTCTCATAATACGATATCTCCATCTCTTATGTAAGATTTCTTAATTTCTTCATCATATTCATATTCAACTCTATCAGGGCAGAAGATTTTTAATACTTTGCCTGTTTCGAATATAATCAAAACAAAATCTCTTGGTCTCGTTCCTTCATAAAGTATCTTTACACACTTACCATATTTAGGATGGTATTTATCGGTTTCCCCTAAGAGATAAGAGCGATAACCATCTTTATAATAGCCAACAACTGTTTTCGGTTTCATTTCCCATAATCCTTGTGGTTTATCTGTCATTTCAACTCCAATAGACAATAAATAGCAAATCCAATTAATATTGCTAAAACAATTCCACCAATGGTATAAATACCACAGTCGCTTATTTTATTTATAATCTTCATCGTGGAAACCCTCATATTGTTCTGTAAATCGTTCTTCTTTGTAGTTCGGTTCAAGCCATGTTTTGTCTTCGCATTGCATGACTAATATTTTGAAAACATTAGCATTCTCGATAACAATATGACCAGTCGAAACTGACTCTTTGTAGTTTGCCAAACAAAATTCAGCTAACTCAATTTTTCTTTGCTCTTCAAGTGTTTTCATTCAATACCTCTCGAATTGTGTGCAATATTGATAGTTGACTTTCTTTCGGCAAAACAGCATCAACCGAAGACCAGTCTGCTATATGATATTTCATAAATTCATCATAGACATTATCCGCTGTAAGTTCTTTGCAACGGTCTAAGATTGTTTGCATGGAATATGTTCGATATTGGATTTCCTCTTGACTTGTTATCCCGAAGTTCATAGTATCAAGCATCTTGTAATTGCACCAGATTGCTCTGGCTAATTTTTCAGATAGGTTCATTTTAGCTCCTGTAATTGTTTGAGTAATTCTAATAATTCACTACCAACCGACATATTTGGGTTCGCTGATTCCCTGTAATTAATTAGCAATTTGACTATTTTCTCATTCAACTCATCTCTCTCGGTGCGGAGGTGGGGGCGGAGTTCGTCAAGTAATTCTAATGTATGTTTGCTCTCGAAGGCAAAATCGTCATCATTACCACAATCGTGGGCGGAAATAACAAATTCAATCCGTTGTTTTATTCTATCAATCTTCGGTGTCATGGTCTTTGCTCCTTAAGTTTGTTACAATAAATCACCATCGAAAAAATCATCAATAGCGTCAGTTGCATCTTCTGCTATACTTTCCAATAACTCAGGCGTTGAGTTTGTGTCCTCTCCTGATGTAATATTTATTGTATCGTCAATAACAGCAAAAGGTATCATCACTGTTTTAATCGCCCCGCTTATCATGTCTGATAAAAAACCCATTTCTTAATCCTTAAATTTGTTAATAAAATCTATTATTTCTTCATCCTTTGTCATTGCTTTGCTCCTGTAATTGTTTGAGTAAATTTTCTTTTTCTAAATCAATCCTTCGTTCTTCAAGTTCTATTCCCCCAATATGCCAATCTAATCCTGCGAGTTCAAAGTCAAGTAACCCCAACTTTATCAGCAACTCATCTCTCTCGGTTCGAAGGTGGTCTTTGATTGCACTATGAATAGCATTCAGAAATTCGTCATCGTCTTTCATCTCGCCGTTCATATAGTCGTTAAATGACCCTTCTATTTTTCTCATTATCTCTTCATTCTTTGTCATTGCTTTTTCCTTGATTTGTGATTCACATTCACCATCATACAGACACTGACCGTTGATTTCGTTTGAACACTCGCCTATTACTGTGTTTTTCTTACAAAATATTTCATTGCTCATTGCTTTGCTCTTGTAATTTTTTCTTAATAATTTTTCCATAAAAACATTCCATAGGTTTGCCTTCTTGATACTCTTTTTCGTGTTGTTTGCAGAACATCCGCTTATTGACTTTTTTCTTATAACATCCATCAACTGCACATTCGCTAACAAAACAGAATTCAATCTTTGTCATTTTAGCTCCAAATAATAATCATCAAATCCCCGCTGGAAAAAATATGTTTGTCTGTATATTTCATGTTCGTGCATATCTATGAAGGCAGGATATACAGGATAGTTGCGTCCCGCATGACCATCTACACAGTCCATTGATGCTTTAATAATTGGAATATCGCATAATTTATCCATATCAAATTGCCAATGTTCAAATTGTTCTGTTCTAACTATTAAATATTCTGGCGTATATTCCATCTTGCGTAGCCCCCAAGCTGTTCGCTCTATAAATTCGTGCATTGTCATTTCATTATTCATTGCTTTGCTCCAATCATATAATAGTCAAATACTTCAAGCCCCATTTTTTTATAAAATTCTCGTAGTTTTTCTTTGGGGATAGAATCATCGGCGGGTTTAGCTACAATCTGAATCTCACCTTTATACCCTGTCTCTCTTATTCGTCCAACAGCTGTTCGCAATAGGTCTTTTGCATGCCCTTGCCTTCTGAACTCAGGACAAACAAAAAGATTGTAAATATGGACATAATCACCAAACGAATCATGCTCAAAAGCGTATTCACAATACCCATAACTATCTTGAATTTTCAACCCACCTCCTTAAATTGTAATTCAATACCTGCATCTTGACAGTGACAGATAAAGCGGTCGAGGGTTTTAGGCAAATAATTATCCTTACATTGTGTAATATATTTTTCACCTTTTGCTCTATAATTGATTTGCCAACTATTCCAATAAAATTGTAAAAGATATACCTTATCTTTATAATTTATTTTGTCTAATTGGACTGAACTCGTATAAATACCCCCTATTAATTCCCACCCCTCAAACAACTCTGTTATGAGTTCTGGCTTGAAGGGTTGGCTGGTAAATTGAGCGTATCTTGCAATCAAAGTCAGTTCACTTGGCAAGATTGTTTTTATAGGAATTGTTACGCATTTTTCTTCTAAACCCAAATAACGAAGTAAATCAATTTTCTTTTGATATGGCAATATTACAAATTCGTGTGTCGTTAGTGCTTTCATTTGACCTCCGATTTAAGACATTGTGGACAACGCAATATTTGCCCATTATTTGTTCGCAATTCCGAGTTAAAGAGTATGCAAAATTCTATGTTAGGCATAAACTTCATAATTATATGCGGACATCTTATTGAGCATTCATTTTCTTTTTTGGTTTTTATTTTCACCGTTACTGTTTTCGCTTTCATTTAATCCTCCTGAATAATTGTTTAAAATAGGCGGGTCTCTCCCCGCTTGTCACGATTAACTCTTTTGTCAAATAGGAGGTTTCTCGTCACCCAACCCACTTTAATAACATCTTAATCCTATACCACAACTTCGGGCTGAAGTCAGGGCAGTCGTTGTTAGGGTTTGCTTCCCACTCTTGCATATCCCTAAACACCACTCTTGGAACGATAGGTTTAATACTGCAATAGTAACCGTCGGGTATAAAGTACACATTTTCACAATAATAAGACTTTGTACAATCCTTACAATATACTTTCATGGCTTCACCTCCTTGAACGATTTGCATGATTGCGGCTGTCTTTTGCCAAAGATAATATTATAATTCCTAATTGGTATTTCACCATCTCCGACAAGTCCTATCGCTAATTCGTATTCATGTGGACAGCAATCCTTTTTCTCGCTTGACATTGGGTTGGTATAACGTTTGCATTGACAACAATTATGCTCTTGCCAATACATAAATTCAGAACCATTACTAAAAGGTCTTTTCTTTTTCATTTCTTCACCTCTAATAATTCAGGGTTTTCGTAAATGTTGCCGATGACAAAGTAACCATAATAGTTATCATCACATATAGTATCGAATAGACTATCATGATACGTTATTCCCCTATCTCTGAATTTGACTTGCCAGTATCCCCGTTTATTCCAAACAACTTCCATAGGATGAGAACCGCTACTTTGTTGGACTTCACCTTTGATTATATCCCCTTCGTAAATCTCCTTACCGTTCTTGTCTTTTAAGCCTGTGTATTGCATAACCTCACAATTATTAACACGCTCCAAATCCTCAAATACAACACTATAACTTTTACCATTGGGGTCGACATGAAATTCAATGACATTGTTAAAATTTGGATAAATCATAAATCCGTTTTCACCGTCCCACGCTCTAAATTTAATCTCTCTCATTTTTTCACCTCGAATATCGGTATATCAAATAATTTAGTCGCTTGATTTTTGCTCGTTCCAACTACTCTAAAAGTATTTATAACATAATTTTTTGTTGCTTCTATTTCGCCCTTTGTCATTTCGATACCATAAATTGACCCATTTGATTTTTCTATTTGACTCTTTAAACCAAATATGAAACTAACATAATTTGTTACTCCAATGTCATTAATAATTACTTTCATGGCTTCACCTCTTTGGTCTTGCCAAAACAAATTGATAAATGGAATTTTAACCATACAAAATCAAGCATGTAAGTATAATAAATATCATAACTGCTCGGATAAGTATCGTTAGAGAAAATCAAAGTCGGTATTAAATACCAACCATAAGTAACTTGCATATCATCCATATCGGCTACTAAGATTATATGCATATTTTCATTTTTCCTGAATACTTTTTTCATGGCTTCACCTCTGCGTTAAGGATAAATTTATATCTTTCCTTTTCTTGCTTAATCCAACCTTCGTAAGAGCCGCTGTTATCTAAATGTTCACAAATATCATTATAACACGCTTCCCTCTGGGCTGTCATGGCTTGGTCTAATATCCTTTTAAATATAGTTTCGTCTATTACATGAATAGCGTATTTTACAGTGCCGTTTGTACCGTCTTCTTCCGCTAATGTTATTCTAAATTGATTCCTTAAAAATAACTCTTTTATATACTCTTCATTCATTTGTTACCTCGCTGTTTAATGTGTTCTTTTACAATACCTGCTAATAATTCTTTGTCAAAATATCCCTGCCATCTATCTCGCTGATATTTTTTGCATATTGATTCTACTTCACTCCTTGTAAATTCCTTTTCTTCCACTTCCTCGATTATGCCCTGTTCAATGAAAAGATAAATATCTCTATCTGATATTATCAAATCGGTTTGATACAACCCTTTCTCGGTAAACCAATAATTATCAGATTTATTATGATTCAATTCTTTTCCTTTTGGCATAGTCCCGATGTCCTTTTTTAGTCTGTATTTAGTTTCCATTATCTACCTCCCCAAACGGTGTGCCGTCTGACCAAGTGAAATCATTGAATAGTTCGGGTAGTGTTCTCCATCCAATAGCATAAACATTATCCGTTCTTATAGATATACCTGTTATTTGATATTCGTCTGTTATGACTTCGTCCTTAGTACTCATACCAATTCTTTTAATCCATTTACTTTTCCACTCAGGATTTACCTTTGTGTATGGTCTGTAAGTTGGTTTCATGTCTTCGGGAAGTAGAACGGCGTAACGGTATCGGCTCCAATTCCATGATGGGCTGTCAGTAAGTTCGTGCCATTTATCGTTATAACGTTGAATGAACACCTTTGCCCCCTTTTTGTCGGCGTCAGTCATTATTTGTGCTTTTTGAGTAGCAGTCTCATACGGCTGATTATTCAGCTTGTCGATTTGTGATTGTGTTGAGTTCATTAGATACCTCTTGCAAATGTTTCATCTTTACATACATATTTAGTAACTGTTTCGGTATAAGCTTCATGCTCAATTTCTTCTATGATTTCTTCACCTATACACTCTGCTGTCAAAGTAACATGGATAACAGTGTATGGATTAATGTTTATATCACCTTGTATCTTTTTCATTCCTGAATCTTCTTCAAAGTTCTGTCTAATATTCTCTAACTTACCAAGAATCTTAATCCGTTCCAAACATTCTTCAAAGAACTGATAATCTTCTTCGTAACCTGTTTTATATTTATTATGATACATTGACATATAAATATCCAATTTGAATCCTGGTAGTGAATATACATAGAACCCAAATTCATCAAGTATTCTTATCTTATCCCATGTGTTATCAACATTCATTTTAGCTATAGCATTTTCCGTGTTATAGTGCATTTTCTTATAATCTAATGATTTCTCTATTAGACTTTGTTTATCAAACATAATTCCTCCTAAGTTAATTAAATCATACTAACCTACTCCAAACACTATTAACCGTAATTTGTTTCGGTTAGTACTTTCCATATCCTCACAATATATAGCAGCTATGGAGACCGCTTTTTAAAGTTGTGGCTTACTTGCTGACAGGATTAGAACCTGCAGACCCATTACGAGTTCGATATTATCTTAACCTTACCAATCGGTCAACAGCTTTCAGCCACATTATATCGTTAGTCCAATCTACCATTATGCGTTCTTTTTTCTTCATTTTAATTACTCCTGATATTTTTATTTATTTAATATAATATCTGACATTTTATCACCAAATTCTTGTTCTTCCACTTTAGCATCGACAAGCTTCTGTTCAAAGAACTCATCAAGTTTTTTATCTTCTCTGCCTGTTCGTTTCCAATCTTTCTCACCTTTTTTCCGCCAAGCAGAAGCGTGATTATTGAAATCTTGCCTTCTCGGTCTATAAGGTCTGTCTTTAAGGATTGACATAAATATCTCCTTATTCGCTTCTTTTGTCTTTTCGACATACAGAGTAATTGCCCATGTGGCATTCTCTTTAAATTTCTTTTCTGACCACTTTACAATAAGCATGTCTGCGACTATAAATATAGTCATAAATAGCAATGTAAACAATACGAATGCTAATACATTATCCATTATTTTGTTCCTTCCCGAATCTGTTAATAAATTCTTGTGGCGTACCATCGAACAAACTTTCATCTTCATTGTCATTAGATATGCCATCAACCAACATTTTGATTTGGCCACTTCCCTTATCTTTATAAATCACATAAGTGTATTCTTGCCATCCTGGTGCTTGTTCATTATTAGACAAATAAATATCACCTGGTCCATTTTTGAAATGAGCTATTAGTTGAGCAGCAAGACAACGCATGCCATTAGCTATTTTATCTTTTTCATCTTTTGGACTGATACCATCAACTATTCGAATATCTTTTAGATAATTAGCCAAATCCAATCCATGGCCTTCAGGATAACCGTCAAATTGGCGATACATTGTTACATCGCCTGGATTCACTTCCTTGGTGCAATCCATTTTTATTACTGTATGAGACCTTGTTCCCATTATATTACTCTCACATTAGTTGATTCACACGAGACATCATATTTATTTTCGCCGTCTCTTTTAGCGAACTTGACTTTTAGTTTAGTCTTAAACATCTTGCTTGGCTCTTTGAACGCTAACAAGATATAACCGTCATGCCGAATGTTATATTGACATTCTAATACTTCCCACGCATTTTCTTTAAGTGCGGGATATAGCGATTTTAGTAACCCATATATTTCGGGTACTGGGAAATTAGCTACGCACATCGGTATCTTCCTCCTTTAAAAATACTATATCGAATATTTTATCAACAGTATATTCATCGTACAAATTGCAAAGTCTTTGCTTCGCTCCTTCAAGGTTTAATCTGTTGTCCCAATACATATTGAATATGCTTTTGATATAATCTGTATGCTCAATTGACGGTTGAAAATTCCATCTCAAATGTTCATCGAGCCTGCATTCCATCTCGATTCTATTTAACGTCATCATAAGTTTTGCTTAACAGTGAATAAATACTTGTTATTTGTATGTCTATCTTCTTGATTTCAGAAAGGATACTAAACATATCTCGTTTAGTGAGTTTTGGAATATTCTCTTTGACACGTTCAATGTCCTTCTGAATATCATGCAGACACAACTCAATGTCTGTTTTTACTTTCATCTTTCACCTTCATTGTGTATTTGCAAATAATTTCATAAGAATCATTAAAGGTTCTCTATACGCTTTCTTCAAGAAAGTAATAAAAACGTTGCCATAGGATGAAGTTAGAATAGTAATAGCACCTTTCTTGTCATAACCTAATTCTAATAATTTATCCCATTCTTCTCCAAGCTCTTTGTGCATTTTAATTGATAAGTTCGTAGCGTACTCCACCTCTTCTTCTAAAGTTGGTTTCTTTGTTACCTCCGGTTCTGCTTCCCCGGGTTTAGATAACAGATTATTCTCGATATAAGAATCAATCTGTTCCCATAAGTCAGTATCTGTATTTTCATACAAAGCTGCAATATCCCTGATAGCATTATCATACTTCTCATGGAATTGTTTCTTGAAGTCATCCACCGACACTTCCATCGGCCACCCTTCAATCTCTTCTACCTCATGCTTCCACATCAACTTAATGTGTTTGAATATTGTCATAATAGTTCCTTATAAATATTTAAAAATTTAGGTACAGCCCTATTGCATACAAGGAGAAATGCAGCAACCAGATATGCAAGGGAATGAAGGACTGTACCCTTTATATTATCCCATTTTTTCCCACTCTCCGGTCCTCCAGAGCTCCAAAAAGCTCGTAAGGTCATCTGTGTACCCATACAGTAACTCTCGCTTCCTGTAAGTGGCTAAAAACTCATAACAAGATTTAACTTGCTCAATAGCTTCTTCTAAAGATTTAACAGCATTTCCGATATCCCTCTCTATCGTTGTGCTGTTTTCATAATCATTTATCTCTTCCATATACTCCTAAAATAAACCAAAAATTTGTGAATTGCAAGTGGTGGGAGAGGGAGAAGGTTGGGTTTGTGGTTGGAACTCCATACTACCCTTTATTAACTTTCTTTAATCATCATTGTAATCATATTATATAGTATTATTAATAAC